CTGTGTGGCACCACATACAGCTACGGCCATTTCTCACAATGGCGTCCTGTGCCATGGTGTCAGTAACGATCTTGATGTCACCTTCAGGAACCGTCTTGTCTTCGCCGTCGACCAGTAAATACCACTGCAAGCCATTAGGTGCTCGCACAATGTACTCGCCAGCATCACGCTTGAGCTTCCTGCTACCAGCTTCCTTGATCGCAGCAATGAAGTTCAAGATGACGTTCTGATCACCAATCGAAGTCTTGAAGTCGAACGTCTCCCACCAATCACCATAGATGGTTTGTCGTCGTGCCAGCACACGGTTGTGGCGAGCTACACGAGCACACAGTCCATCAGAACCAGAAGTCACGATGGTGGCCTTGACCTCGGTGACATCAGCTCGCTTATCAAATGCTCCGTGTTCCTTGAGCTGATCGAGCGTCTTGATGCCGAGAAAATCCGAGTAGTGTGGTTCTAGAGTGACGTTGGTAATAAACCAATCTGCTCGCAGGATTGGAAAGTTAGTCTTGAGTCGAACACCCAACCTGCCTGCGGCATCTTTGTTGAGCCAGGCAGCCTGAACCTGCTTCTTGATTGGCCTGGTGGTTTCAACCACTGCAATAACCTTATAGCGCTGCTTCCATTCCGGCTTGTTGATATCACCACCATAGTACAGACCGGTCTGATACCACTCTAGCTCGTTCGTCTGCACTTGCTTAGTGATGACATCAGTCTGAAGAATGATCTGATGGAAGTAGGGGTCCTTGACGGCAAGTCGGTCCCAAGCAGCGGGGTCGATGCCGTAGTCAAACAGGTTAATGCGTATTAGTATGTTCTCTGGGCCACCATAGGCTGGACGGATTATGGTTGTACGGCTCTTGGCGAAGCCATTCAGGATCACAGAGGTGACACCCCAATAGACCCCACGCTGTGAGACAGGAATGTTGTGCATGTCGAGGTAGCGGATGTAGTACAGCTCTTCCGGACTTACGGTCTTGGCTAATATAGCTGAGTCAACATCAGCAACCTCCACTGCCTCACTGTGAGTCTGCAAGACACCTTCGATCTTGCTTACTGGAAATCTACCGCGTGCGCGAGCTGCAGGTGTGGCTGGAGGCGCAGCAACTGCCGCCAGTGTGAGATACAAACTGACGGCAGTTGCGACACACAGTATGGCGCGCATCATGCGCATAACTTGCTCCACAATCACAGGCGATCAGTCGACGTTCTTCAGTGTCTCGATGACACGATCGAGGACTTCCGCTGTGATGCTGTCGTCGAGGCTGGTGATCTTGTCCTTGTACTGCGCGAGCAGCAGTGCCAGTCCAGCGCCACGTGAGGCCACCAGTGCTGTGAGGGCGTCATAGAGGGCATCTTCGCCTGTCTCAACCCACTCCAGCACCTCGTCGCGGCTATTGACGATGAAGTCAATGACGATCTTACGCAGCAAGTCGCCGTCGAAAAGACCGCCAAGCTTCTGTTTGTCGGCTAGCCACTTCAAGATCAGTGCCAATAGTTTTGGTCCGAACAGCCCGATCAGCTTGGTGATCAGAGCGTTATCGAGCCCAAGCGTGGCACCCTGCTTTACAAGGGCTGCCTTGCTGGGAACCTTGAGAACGAGCTTCTTTGGTCGTGCCATGTTCACCTCAATGCTTGTGACGTTTCTTCTTACCAGTGGTCTCCATGAGACCATCGGGGTCTGTGTGAGTTAAGCCAGGAGTACCTGCATCCAACTCTTGTTCAGATTCCTGGAACTGAGCCAGGAGTGAGTTCTCCTCTGTGACTTCTTGTGATTCAGGAGCTTGCGGTACTACCTCCTGTAATACGAGTTCTGGTAGCGTTACCTTCTCTTCTGCTTTTGCAATTGGTGGTGGGTTAAGGTTGTCGCCATACATGATGGCGTAGGCATCAATCATGTGGATGAAGTGGCTGCGAGTCAGATAGCAGCAGCCCTTCATGCCCCAGCGCGTATCCCAGCTGTTCTGCACCTTAACGAGCCATTCGCCTCGATACTGCTTGATGCCAATGCCGCACAAAGCATGGCCACCGATCGCCATGTCTGGCAGCGGTGCAATACCGTTATTATCAAGTCGACTGAAGTTGTTACCAACCTGAATGCCTAGCGGGACCGGGAAGCCACGGTTGATGGCATCGACGATCTCATTGTAAGTCCGACATAGGAAAGCTTCGGTGACCTGATACTTCTTGGCGGTCGCGTAGGCACTCTGCGGGATCTGCTGCTTGTAGATCTGATCCGTGCCACATTCAGCGTGCGTGCAGGTGCCCAACTGCGTCAGCACCTTGAGGATCGAGCTGACGCTGGCACCGTTATCACGACCACCATTCACCTGCGCATATGGGAAGGTGCAGGACAACAACGGTACGTCGCTGCCGATCTTCCGCAGGATGATGTCCGTAGCGGTAACACCAGCGTGTCCTGTACAAGAGCCGTACTGGCTCTGGTTGCGAATGATGAGTGTCAGAATGTCAGCGAAGTCGAAGTCCGCCCAGGTCGACGGGTCGGGTGCCATGTAGTCGGCTGTATACTGCTTCGCCGTGGCCAGCATTTGCGGCGGTGGCGGCATAGCAGCGAGCTTGCGGATTTCACCGCCGCCGTCAATGCACGGAACGCCGTCAATGTATCGAACAGCCATCGCCAGCTCCTTACTTGCCGGTGATCTTGGTGACGCTATCTTTTACCGTCTGCACTGAAGCCAGATTGCCGACGAAAAGCACCTGGCCCTCCGGCACGTTCGACTCACCAGCCGTCTGCAAGATCAAGAGCGGCGGTGTCTTGCCTTTGACGTGTTCATCTAAGCCAAGGGCTTTGAGGTTATCACGAACGCTCAGCTCGTGCGTCTCATGTCCTCGCTCCTTCAGCCACTGTCGTAATTCCTTGCTATTGACGATGTCAGAGATCGCACGAGTCTGCTTGGTGTAGTCCAATAGGAAGGTGACGTGCAGCTTGGTGATAGCACCCGGTACTGGCGGGTCTGGCGAGGGTGGCGTCGGTCCAGGCGGCGGCCGGTCAGTCTTCACAGCAATGAAGGTGATGACCGCGTTGGTCGGCTTGCCTTCCTTAGAGGTGTAGGCCAGCACCACGATCATGTCGTCGAGGTTGGGCTTCGGGAAGACCATGATGGAGTTGGTCTCCCGACTCTCCAGTACATCGACTTGATGCGATGCCTGACTACTCACCAGCCATTTGACCTCATTGTCACACTTGGCCACGATGGGCACAAAGCGACGGCTCGAACTGACCTCCATGGGTGGTGGCAACACCAGCACACCCTGGAGCACGTTAGACGATGGAGAGTCAAGCGACTTCCATATGTCTGAGGGCTCGGGTCGCGGATTAGGGCTCGGCCTTGGCTCAGGCGGAGTTGGTGGAAACCAGTTTTGGCCGATATACTTCGTGCAGGTACCAGCTCCAGCTACTAGCAGCAGCACAACACCAGCAGTCAGCACTGCCCCTCGTGGCCAATTCTTCATGGTAAGCTCCCTTGGTGAGGCGACGACTAATTATATCAAACTACTGGCACATCAACAGCAACTAATGTAACCGTGATGTCATCTGGCTTCAAAAAGAAGATGGTTGTCCGACCAGTTACTGTGTTGACCGGATCACTGGGGATGACGAGCTTCTGTGGATCAGTGATGAAGACGTTGATACCGTCCGGCTGACGAATAGTTCCAGACAGGGTGTAATTCACCACCGACACCAGATTATTAAGCATTTCGTGCAGCACCTGGTCGATGAACGACCGAGGCAGCTCACCTGTGAAGCCCATGTTGTTGACGGCATTAGCAACTGCCGTCTGAATCTCGGAGATGCTTGGCGCTGGGGTATTCTTCTTGTAATTGACCGTGAAGGCTACCGTGGTGAAGCACGGCACGGCCCCACGCACCAGCACATCGCACATAGGCGGCCGTTGTTCACGACCGTTCAGGAAGTCCTGGATCTCAGCAATCAACGGCATGATCCGCACCACCACGTTGTAGTCATTGGTGGCACCAATGGCCAGAGGTGTGGCATCGGTAATCGTGTCCGCCCATCGAATAACGACAGCCTGGTATCGACTATACGTACCTTCAGGTACGGTGATGATGTCAGGCGGCAGCAAGGTGTCTGATGGCGGTGAGATCAAGTCGATGGATCGTACATCGCTCGATGCCGGGAAGCCGGGGGTTGACTGATCTACGTCCGGCAGCAGCACACGATCGACTTGATAGAAGCCAGGGGCTTCATCAATAGCCAGACCGGCCTGCCAAGTGCCCAGCGGACCCACCTTGGAGATCAGAGTGGCTGTTTTAAGCACCGTGAGGTTCTGGTAGAGCGGCTGGCTCTGTAGGTACAAGTCGGAACGACCGCCCATATGTCCAGGCCAGACTGCATGCTGATCACGAGCCATTTCCGGGTCGCCGAAGCCAATGCTGCTGATGTACAGGATGTCGGCGAAGTCAGTCTGCTCACGCAGCAGACCCAGGATGCTTGGCCGATTAGACCACGCCTTCACGGCCAAGCCAGACTCCAGCTTATCGATCAACGTCTGGTTGGTGTCTGCGTCAACACCGCCGGTGAAGTCGCTCTTGACATATGCCTTGACGAAGTGCGGAGGCTCCACATCAGGTGTAGCAGTAACAGCACGCGCCGCGTTACCAGCAGAGCCAAGCTCTACAGCTGTCACATTGATATCGAAGGCCCACAGACTTGGACCAATCTGGTAGATCAGCGTATCTGAGTCAGTAATGATTGACAGCGAGGATGTACGAGCAGCGTAAGTGATGTCTGGGTTGAACTCCAGGCCGTTGATGGTCAGCACCATCGTATTAGGGATTACGACGCCAATCATGGTATCGAGGACGAAGGTGACTGGGCCGCTAGCCTGCTCACCGGGATTGCGGACGATGTTGTAGTTGGAGAGCATCTGGTCCACGACCTCGGTGTCAGCCAAGTCGGGATTTTCTTCGATGGCCTGAAGGCTATTGGACTGTCGTACCAGGTTGATGTTGGTCTGCGTCGCAGCGTCAAGCTGAGCCTTGACGTGAATCAGCATGTCATGCAGCACGCCGGCGCGCAGCTCGAACGTTGGGTTGTCTTCCTGGACAATCGCTGTTAGCGCAGCATCAAACTGAGTTACCAGCGTGGGGTCCAGATCATCCAAGTCTTGAACTGTGATAGGCATAGCTTCCTCTTATCGAACCAGGAATCTCAGAGGTAGCAAGAAGGTCATTCCTTCGCTCTCTTGAGTTTCAACCCTGGCCTGTACCAGAATCTCGTCTGGTGTAATGAAGATTTTCTCAATCACGCCACGAACGTACTGCTCATCGGGTGGATCATCGACTGTTTCCGTGTTTTCCAGTTGTGGTCGAATATCGACCATGGCAGCTGAGAAATTAACGAAGACGTCGGCATCGTCAACGAACTGACCAGTCAGGAATCGATTCATAAAGATTGTGCCCTGTGCCGGTAAATACGGCACTGAGCCCTTCTGTTCCATGAGCAGAATCCAGAACTTCTGCGTCAGCTTGGTGGCACCATCTACAGTCTCACCGGCAGTCTCCTCGTTGGCTAATGCCTGCACGACTTGACCATCGGATTGAATGTGGAAAGCCTTGATGTCAATCAGTGACGCCATTTTACCCTCCCGCGTTGCGGGACACGATCACATCCTGAACATGCTCCACGATACGAGCGTGAATACCAGAACCAGCCATCGCGTGGCCCCTCCGTCGGTTAGCCCCATGCATGACACAGCGAATATGCCCAGCATGTCGGTAACGGAATGCCCGCTCCTGTGATGAGACGTGATCACCCTGCAACTTTGCAGCCATGGCATCAGCTTCACGCCCATCCTCACTCTGAAACGTGAGCATGTAGTCTTCGTTGATGGTCAGTCGAGTGAACGGAACGCTGAACAACGGTATGTCCAGTGGATCACCTGCCCAACTTGGTGGAATCCGCCAGATCCGTTGTGATAGATCAGTATTGCCTTTATGGACCTTGTCCGAAACCGCCTGTTGGTTGGCGACATTGTTAGCGAAAACCGTATGGATGATAGTAGGGGCGCCCATAGTTCACCTTATGTCATCGGACTCAGTTCTTCACGACGGTCAATCTTCTCCTGAATCTTGGCGGCTCGCTGTGTAACCGCTCCAGATGATATGCCCAGCATCACCGCAATCTGCTTCTTGGGTAGCGTTGGCTTACCAAATAAGCCAAGTGTGTGCTCCATGATAATTTGATCAGCCGGCTGCAGGTCATGGTAGATGTACTCATGCCACACACGCTCGGCATCAGCTTGCTGAACGGCTGGCCCCAGTGCAACCTGTTCTTCACCAGCATTACCCTCTGACGACAACATGCCTTCAGGCAATCCTGGTTGTGACTTATTAATATAGCTAATGCGACGCCTGGATAAGCCACTACGATCAGCAAGCTCATTCATTGAAGGATCACGGCCAAGCTCATCACGAAGGTTACCCTCGTGCTGCTTCAAGTGATACAGATCGATAGCTACCCGTTCTGGCAACGTAATGATCTGATTCTCCTGTGCGTTAGCGCGACGAAGGCCCTGAAGGTTGTACATTAGATGTGTCCGCAGCTTTCCCCTCGATGGATCGTACTTGTTAATCGCGTCGGCCATGATTAGCTTAGCACGGCTACGCAACGTTGGGCTGCCCTTGCCAGCGTAGGTTCGCATGGCTGAGTCGATCACTGGATTGAGCGACTTGAGTAGCGGCGTCATGGTGGCTGGTCCAGGCGCAGCCTTCCATGCCTTGTATGGTTCGGTGAACTCATCCTCTAACATGGTCTGTGGTTCCTGGATTGGCGCAGCCGAAGCTGGCGGAGTCATAGGAACCTGCTTGAGAATGCTAGACATCGTTAGCCTCCAGTATTTTTTTACACACCCGGCGGCGGCGTAGGACCACCAAACTGCTCAACTAGCGGTGCGCCAGCCCACGGCTTCGACCACAGTGGATGTTTATCAGTCGTGAGGTTAGGGTCTAGATTCTCTATCTCATCTCGCAGATAGCTGATCTCGAAGGCGGTATAGCCCTGCACTGCCTCTGAATCGATCATAATCGTCACGTTCGTAACGATCCCGAAGAGAATCTGCGAGCCAAGGTTGACACCGCTCGCAGCCACAAATTTCTCTTCAGTTGTAATCAGCCCAACCGAGGAACCAGGGGCAATATCAAAGCGAATCTTGCCAGTGACCGTACCTCGTCGTGTCTTGAATACCTCGTAAAGATAAATCGCCTTAGCATACTCATCCCACAGAACCTTGCACATTCTGCGCAAGACCTTTGGATCAGGTAGTGGAGGCACCGCACCGACAGCACCAGCAAACGCATTGCCATGAAGCAGCAGAGCAGCGTTGTGAGCCCAGGCCATCTGCGAGACACCGTTAGCAATCCACTGTGGCGCCTCGCGGAAGAATATCATGCCTTTATCCATGTTGTTATTCTCGAAACGACCACCGATGGAGTTGATGTCAAGCCCTCGCCCTCGCAGTAGTCCCCAGGCCCCAGTCAATGAGTTGGCACCTGTCTCTAGTATCACTCCACGAAGTGGCCGAGGCAGGAAGTTGCTTAGCGCAACAGAGTCATAATCTACCGGATCGATAGTAGTCCACAGCGTCTTCAAACCTGGAATAACAGGAACCACCAAAGCACGAGTTGCCATTGGGCAGATAGAGAACAAGTAGCGAGAGCCATAGTCGCTGACGATCTTCTCCCAGATCGTGCTGCCAATAAATGACCGCAGCCCCTCATTTGAAGCATCTGTGACAACAGCATCAATACCGGGTCGAGTACCGAGGATGTCGAAATTGGACATCGTCATCGGCACTCCGAATTTATAACCACCGGCGATGAATGGCTCAAATAGATTCAACGCGCTAATAGCATCAGCATTACCGGCATCGCTAGCTTCACCCTCGAAGATCTGCTTTTGGCTACAGATGTCCACCAACCACGGCTGTAGCGACTTGGCCCAGTAATCAGAAATGACGTTGTCACGGGTGAAATACTTCTCCGCCAGCGTGCTGATAAGGAAGTGAATGCCACCTGCCATCTTGATGCCAGCTTCATTGTGGAAGTTACCCATGTTAAGCGGATGGGTCTTCTTGTTCGGTGACCACGAGAACTCTAAGTCGACAGTGAAGTGCCGACAGCTAAGTGTGAGGTTAGCTGCACCGCTGCGAGCCTTACGATAGCCAACACCGACGATAACACCCAAAAAGCAGATGAACGGACCAGCTGGCCAGATACCACCAGAGAAACCGGAGTTCGCTGCTTCAAAAGCCTCACACCAAACAACAATGGGTACGTTGACCTTGAGCTGATCATATATGCCATGGATAGGTGCAGGGGCTAGCGACTTGGTCTTCACCTCTCGACCAATCGCACACACTAACGTAGATCGAGGGATGCCGCTCAATGGTTGTTCAATCTCAACGCGCGTCAGCTCGATCTCTACGCCGTTGACGACGGCCCAGAGCCGAATCTTGTTCACGCTAAAATTGGTAAGCGCCATGGTTACCCCAGTTCATTGATCCGGTAACCAAGTGCCAACACTGGCCCGCAGAGTTGCCAAGATGGATGCGGACTCAGCTCCCACAGATTCTTGAACGATAGATACGGCTCGACTGGCGGTACACCGAAAAGTGCGTTGGCTGTATCCTGCAACAGCCCTTGTTTGAGGTTGTCGTAGATCTCCATCAGGTTACGAGCTGGTGGTTGTAGCAGCGTCAAAATCCATCGAGCGCCAACAGTTGGCTGGAAGCGTATGCTATGCTGCGAACTTGGTAGTGGTACCACGCTGCTTATGCCACCAGACACGGTGTAATTCAAGGTGACTGGCGGCGGAATAAGCACCGGGTTAGCTAGCACTTGGATAGACACATCGGTGCCATTAACAACGGTGATGTTCCAACTGTAGTAGACCTGATCATCCACATCCTCTAAATTGACCAGAGGATACAGCAAAGCCGTCGTGCCACCTTGCGGCTCGATCACCGGTCCGGCGGTGACTTCCGTGAATAGATTGCTAGCAAATGGAACATAGGTCACCCGTGGGTCAAGTTCGAGCACCGATTCAACCATTGGCGTAGTGTGCAGGATAGCTAATAGCTCACGTAGACGCCAGTTGAGTTGTGCACGATCAGGGTTGAGGCCAAAGATGCACTGATGCACAAGTTTCAATGCAACAGGTAGGCTTTTGGCAGCATACAAAGGTGGCACGAACTCTTCACCGGGATACGAAAACCCTGGATTATCAGAGCCCGATCGATTCAACAACAGTGTTCGCAGCGCGTTTATCATCCTAGTGCGCTCGCTTCAGGAATGACACGGAAGTCTAGTGTGAACTGGGCGATCTGTTGCTCTGGGTCGTTGTAGTCAAAGAAAAGCCTGATCAGGAACCCAAAGAACGGGGTACCAATTCCAATCACCATCGTAACAGGTGTAGCCCTCTGGCTAACGCGGTTATTCAGGTAGTAGGCGTTGACATACTCAATGCCATGGTAGTTAGGCGCATCGCACCTATCCCAGAAAGATAGTCCTGATATCTGCATCGAGCTGATTCGGTCACCGAACACGTAGATGTAGATGAAGTCACGCAGTGTATGCAGGAACTGCACACCACCGGTGGCCTCCAGCTTCATGCTAGTGATGATCGACTTGAAACCGAAGAATCCACCCCAACCCTCTAGCAAGAGCTGCATGGGGATGCCACTCGGCTCATCGTGAGCCACTACACGACCACGGCTGTGACGGAAGATGTCCATATCCACCTCACTCGTTGACTGGTACACCTGTGGCATCGTCGAGCTGACCGGAACCGTCCGCACGAACGTTTAAGGTGCCGACAATACGAACTGTCTGCTGCCCACCTCCACCCTGTTGATTGCCAGCACCACCTTTACCGCCACGCTGATCACCGACTGCCTCCTGTGCTCGGTCAGCAGCTTTCTGTTCGTTGTGTAGTTTGACCAGTTCATTCTGTTCATGGTTCATAGGTGGTCCACCGCCACCGGCGTTCGGTGCAGCTCTTTGTGGTCCTTGTTGTGGACCGGCCTTACCCAGATTGGCCTTAGCATGTGCCTCTGCTTGAGCTGCATTAGCAGCACCTTGCTGAAGGACGTCTCCACGATTCATGTTGAGCAGACCCTGCACATCACCAAAGCGACGTAGGTCAGGATCAGCACGAACCCGTTCCTCCATGCTCCGAACTGCACCAGCCGTCAACTGTCCGACTTGCTCTTGGTTCAAGCCCGAACCACTAAGGGCTTTATTCGCAGCAGCAGCAAGACGCTGGTTACGTTGCTCCGTACTGAGATTGCGAGATTTAGGGTCAGCGGCCATCGCAGCCATCTCTTGCTGAATCGCGTCGCCAGCAGACATGGACATATCACGACGTGCTCGTGAATCACGAACACCCGCTTGTCGCAAAGCACCGGTGAACGCACCACTCATCTCCTCAGCCATCATGCCACGAACTTCTGCACCTTGATGCGATCGAACTATGTCCTGGATGCCATGGCGAGCAATCTGATCGCGGTTGGCATTCTGAGCCCCGAGGAACTGCGAAGCTGTCTCTGGGTTGATACCAGCCTGCCGCATGGTGTCAACGAACTGTGCTGGGTTTAACCGAGCGAGTTGTGACAATGCCTCCTGTCGCTTAGCGGGGTCGTTGCCGCTCAATGCACCCAGAGCACCGCCTTTACCTTTGAACATACCAGTCTCAGACATGGCCATAGCTGCACCAAGCATATTGGCCATAGGTGAACGTGCAGCAGATAGTCGCAGCTCTTGGTCCAACTGACGTGCCTGTGCTGGAGCCAGTGATGATTGCCCGCCACGCTCCTGATATGCCTGCCCGAACCCAGCAGCCTGAATAGCCGTTGCCATACCAATACGTGGATCAAAGCCCATCTGACCACCAACCTGCCCACCAGCACGACCCATCTGAATCATCTCGTTGTAGGTCATGCCATTTCGTTGTGCCAGGTTTTGTGTCGTCCGCATGAGCATTTCCATGCCCTGCGCTCCGGATGCCCCACCACCAACTTGCTGAAACTGACCCATGACACTGGCAACGTTACTATCGCTGCCAGCACCGCCAGCGCCAACTGCAATACCACGCGCAGCTTCGCGCGCACCGGCAAACTCCGGCGCCTGGAACTTAGCCATATCGCCAACGAACGGGTTGCTCGGTTTACGTTGGTTGGGCTCAGCCATGACGAACTCCATTTATTGCTCTGTCGGCTATTTCGCTGAGTTGTTGAGCTGTATGTTCAATACGCTTCTGCGTTTCAGGATCAGCCAGCTTGCCAAAGACAGTCTCCCACAGCCGTACCATATCGTTGAATCGACTCCGCGAGAACTTCTGTTTTCCATACTTCTCCCAAGGAATGATCGCCTTGGCAAAGCGATTCTGAATTTGAAGAGACTGCTCCCAGTGCAAGTCCATGGCTCGTTCACCGGTGAAGTAGTCAAGCATGGCGACGTTATGCTCGTGGTATAAGCGTCGCACCTCGTTACGGTTGCGCTTCTCCGCCCAATCCATTGCCCAACGTGCTTTACGCCACCATCTGCGATCAGAGAGTCGGGCCTCCCGGCAATCCAGGAGGCCCTCAAAATGGGCCTGTCTCAGAAGGCTTAGCTCTCGATCGCGTTCCAAAAATCCGGGTTGTCGGCCCTCGCGTCTAGATCATCAAGCAGAGTGTTAAATCGCTCAAATGACTCTCGACAAGCACGCCACACCGACTCATTCTTGAGCGGCTCAGTCTTCTGCAGCCGGTTGAGAACCAGAGGCAGCATGTCATATGGCTTGATTTCGCTGTTATCTTCTTCCATGAAGACATCAACAGCGTTACCAATAGCAATTGGTTCCTTGTCGCCCAACGCGAGGGTGTCGATGGACAAGACCATTCGGTAAAGCATCACCTTACGATAGGTGTCTTCACCAAGAATGCCTGCACGAATCTCGTGGGCAACCTGATAGAAAATCATGTCCGATCGTTCGGTTGTGAGTTGTCGGAAGTTGATCTGCAGCTTGCCGCCATATAGGCTGTAGCCCTTCTCAAATAGCTTGTCACCGAGAAGGCCAGCGACATAGTTCAGCTTGTCCGCTTGTGATGGCTCGTTTGGCTTGGCAGCTAGCGTCCAGTTGCAGCGAGGGCAGCTAATATGCTCACTAGTGAGCCCAGTCTGCGACTCTACCTTCTCCTTGCTCTGCTCATCCTCGTCTTCAAGGCCAGTGCCGCTATCACCAGGCTCAACACGCCCCTCCGCTTCGTCGATCTTACGCTGCATCGCCTTAACCGGATCGTCGGATTGCTCACCGCGACTATCGACAACCTCAACACCACCAGCATCACGTATCGCCTTCTGAATCTCAGGCGGTAAGGCGGCCATGTGCTCCTGGCTTCTTGCAGCTGCCTCAATCTTCGGTGCTAGCTCCTTGAACTTCGCCAGGTGAGCCTGCAGCTCCGCACGCTTATCGTCGGTTAGATCGTTAATGTCGATCGGCTCTGGCGCCTTGAAAATCGGCCGGTTCTTGAACGGTTGCGCAGTGCGAATATCATCCGCGACTTCCTGCTTGGCCTTAACCATCAAATCGGCGATGTTACCTGGCAGTGGATCGCCCTCCTTCCAGCCGAACTTGGCCAGCTTCTTCTTCTCGTACTCCGAGAGGATGATCTCACCAGGTTGCAGCGGGATCGTGCCCGAAACGCCGGCCACGCCTTTGATCTGACGTGGCCTGAGTACGGGGTGTCGAGCCGGCAGCTGCTTCGTGTGTTCCTCAGTCAATCCAATGGACTTTGCCATGATTCTACCTTTCAACAGGTGTTCTCAATGATACGCCACTGACCGTTGAAGGGGCTAGAAGTCGGCGGGTTGTAGGCCGGTGCTTCGTATGGTGCCCCACCACGATCCAACAACAGATTCTGATTCAATTTGAACAGATCGACGTCTTCCTTGAAATAGGTCTCCCAAATACTCCAGCTAAACTTGCCAGGCCACGGCTGGAAGGTAGCAGTAACGAAGCATGAAGCATCAGCGCCAGTGACGTAGTGCTCAGTCCACAGCACAGCCGCACCGCCCTGATGACGATCCATCTGCTGCCATCGCGACTCATATAGCTTCCAGGGTGGCTCAGTGCAGTTTTGGAACGACGACGGAAAGAAGAACTCCATCTTGGTGACCTTGGTGCTGTCCTTGATAATCGTTAGATCTTGTCGAGCTGAGTAGGCCCAGGTAAAGTGTGCTCCACGTATATTGGCACAATCCAGCTGCTGACCTTCGATAATCGCCACGTCCTCAGCAGTCAGTTGTGCGTAATTATCACCGACGAACGCCTTCAAAGTGGTGATGTTATCCGAGGCCATGATGCATTCGGCCACAATGTTGTTAGCACACAATTCCTGGCAGAGTGTCGCACTTTTCTTATCCCAGTGGTTAACACATGGCTCGAAATCCTGTTTCAGCAGATACGCCCACGAATCACCGGGGACTATGTTTGCTGCTGTTGGCGTCCAGCGGAAGCCACGATTGCCAATGGCTGTCAATGTCGGTGGGACCGCCACGACAACACTGTCATCATTATCACCGCATGTTGAAGTAACGCTGACACGAGCAGCATTGAGTGGCTGATCGTAGTTGCCTGCGATGCAGCTGATCGTGTACGTGCAATATGGGCCAAAGTAATACGTGGCGTCCTTAATTGCTCCCGTAGACTCAAAGAGGATTTCAAATGACGGAGGTGTTGTCGTCCAGAAGATGTCATCCATGTGATTTTCAGTATGCCGCACCAGGTTGCCACCGTGCATAACATGCATGCCGTTGCGGCCAGCATCGTAGATCATCAGACCACCGATGCCGTCATGCGAAAGCAGGTTCTCGATGTTAGCAGCATAGGTGAATACCGTTGACTCTTTAGCTCGTAAGATCACGCCGGCGATAGTCTCGTCATTCAAGTCATTAGAGTCAACGGTGACAGACAGCGTCCACTCCTGTCCAACCACAAAGTCATCACCCAAAGTGGCAAAGTTGATATTGCAGCCACCAACCACTAATAGCGCGCCTAGACCAACACCAGCAGCATCATGATTGCCACTAGCAGATACAACATCACCGATAGCAGCCCCGAAGGCGCCTCCAGTCGTAACACAAATCCTGAAGATGTCCTTGAGGTTTGGCGGCGTATAGGCAGCACAATTACACGTAGCAGTGACACTGTTACGGAAGCCACCCGACTGAGAAATAGAGCACTTTGGTGGACTATTCGGCGGTGTTTCTGTTTCGAACTGTGTCTTGGGTGATTTGCTCTCGATAAGCACACCGCCGCACTTATCGTTGCCACCCATGATCAAGGTCTTGTTCTCAGCCTTGATAAAAACGTTGCAACGGTTAGCAACCAGATGAGCATTCCAGTTGGCACGAGCCACAAAGTCATGACCAGCCCAACAGGCCCAGTTCTTACCAGGGAGCGCGTAGATGTCATTAGCAGCAGTCTCATATATGTTGCCAGCAGTAAGCCGGATTTCCGAACCGTAGCCATCGCCAATGACCACACCACCATCATCAATCATGGCGATGTAGCTGTTGTTAGGGAAGTACATGACTTGACCATACCGCTCATCTACGGTGAACATGAGTGGCATTGGAGCCAGCATACCCTGACTTGGGCTACGACAGTCAATGAATGGCGGGTTGCCGCGCACCATCTCCGGGGCAAACCAGTAGTCATCATCCTCCGGCATGTAGTAATCGAGCTCGTGGTAATGGAACGGATGCAGGCCACGCCAATTGAAGACATGAGCGTACAGGTCTAAGAAGGCAGCAGCTTGCAGCAGGTTGGTGCCAACACAGTTTGGATAGGCAATATCGCCAACTAGGTGAGCTGCGCCGACACCGAAAACACCATCTTGCTTGTAGTTGGCTGCTGTATCGCCAGCCGTATCCTCCTCCAGCTTCGTCCGCTTGGCCATCGGAATGAGGATGCGCTTCGAGAGGATGATGCCCTTAGCAGACCGCTGACTAATGTGGCCATCCATGCCCCATTGTTCTTCGGCCACGCCGGGGAACTTGATCAAGTCGGTGATCTTGAGAAGGTTCGGAATCTCCTCATTGCGATCGGCCGAGTCCGGTTCTGGAAGGATGAACAAGGTTCGTTTGTAACCCTGTCCCAGATAGCCCATGTACTTCCGATAGCGACGGATGGCCTGTTGATGGTCGTCAAAAGGCTCATGCTCGGAGTACCATGGCAAAGTGGCTTGCACGTCCTCAGTGCTATAGGTGCGATAGATGACCCGGTCACGCTCGAATGCACCACGTCCCTCCCACAGATATCCCGGGACCACACCTTCGATTAGGTTGAACTCCCACTCATCGTCATCGTCCGTCCGCTCATAACCAGACGAGCGAATCTCAAGATTATGTCCAGCGACACGTAGCAACTGATCATCGTAGAAGCCGAAGACGCCAGTTTCTTCATCAACCCGCATCATCATCATGAACGGGTCCAAGAAGAACATAAGGCCAGTTTCAGTAGTAGCACCCCACTCGCCAGTGGTGATCTGGTCGTTAGGTCGACCAGCTGACCAGTCGATGATGCCACCAGCCATTACTAAACTGAAGGCGAAGTTGTGGTAGGCATCAATATTCAGACCGACGTTGCTGCCCTGCACAACGCGATCGCCCATGGCATCTCGCGGCGACAGCATGAAGTCTGGAACAACACCCAGGATGATGCCGAACGCCATGTGCGGTGCCCACATGACAATAACTTGAGTGCCAGGCACCAGGACGTTGAGTTGGTGCGCACCGGTGACTTCATGTGAAGTCTGAGTCGCCATACAAGCCGGGATGATACCGCCCTGACGGTACAGCCGAATCTTATAGAAGTGCGTGTATGCAATGGGGTCGCCAACACGACCCAGACACAAGAACGGCTCACGTTCAAGAGCTGTCCGCTGTGACGATAAGGCACCATAGGAATCACGAGAGGAGGCAAGTTGAGCACGTGTTGATGGGTTCTCCATCAACATCGCTCGCTCTAGCGCCAATGCTCGACGATCCGCGCGGAAGAGTTCCAGGATTGGGACAAAGTGTCCGAGCATGTTCTCGTCTCATAACAACAAAAGGCGGCCCGCCCAGAGGGACTGAGCGGATCGCCCTTCATTATCCAGGCTTCGGGCGGATTATACAACCAAAGCTACGTACATCATCTGAAGGGCCTCTCCGACAATCATGTCTTCGGCTCGAACCGAGATCTGAATGCTGACGAGAATGACACCCGTTAGCAAGAACGTCAACGAGCCGGTAATATCGCCGAGGAAGCAACCTACACCAACCTGGAAGAGTAAGGTGCCCGACGTACATGGGTTGCCATAGAGTCGATAGAAGGCCAGCGACACCGGACGCGGCCCAAGTACGCGTTGAGCAGCTGCATCACCCTGAGAACGACCCACAACGTAGAAGACGAATCGTGAGCCGATTTCATAAAGTCGTGTGATCCGCTGTGTGTACGAGAACTGCAGCTGCTGACACAACAGACCGACGCCACCACCGGCGAGACCGCCAAAGCTAGCCACGGCAGCGTCAGCGGCAAAAGCGCCTCCAAACTGCATTGGCAGGCGACCAAAGATGTCGAGAGCCATCTAAAATCCTCCTTGACGTTTTCATGTCGCTACGTCTCAGTAGTTTTCTACTTACACCGGGGTAGTGATCGAAATAATCGGGTGTATGAAGATCAACTCCAACTGTAAGGCACCAATTGGAATCGGACGCTCTGCAACTGCCACTACGACGATAGTATCTGGCGAAGTGGTGCTAACCCGAATGTCCGTGATACTGTGCGAGAGGACCATGCGATCGATTCGATCGATATAGGTCGCGCTCTCCAGCATGAAGAAAGCCGATTCGATTTCGCTGCGGATGATGACCAGAGCAGCCTGGGTCAGGTTGCTGATACCAAAGAACCGAGCCACTCGACCATAGATCACGCGGCGGACGGCGTCATCATTGCGTACGACAAGTTCCCACTTGTTATCCGCTGAGCTCTGATCGGTCGTTCGAGCGAACTTGGCGAAGATCTCAGAGCCACTCTGCGAAACGACGAAGACACCGCCAGCGGCTAGGGTGTTGAGGTCGCCGTTGTTGAAGAACGATGTCGATCGAGGCACAGCGGTGAAGCCCAGGATCGGTACAGTCTCGATGCCCTGATGCGGGGCAACGCCATTGACGAAGCCAGCGAAAGCAGCCGTCAGGAAGTAGCCCGGCAGAGCAGAGCCCTCAGCGGCGTCTACCTGGTCAGGCCACAGCATAATCATCCGCTTGTTCAGCATCGCGGTTGCCTGTGCTGCAAGCTGTGCAGACATCTCGGCTGAAGTCTGATTACGCCAGACCTCTAGTTTCTGAGCCACGCCGACAGCAATTGGGTTGCCTGGAGCTGAGACGATGAGTGTATCTTCGTTGACTACTGTAGCAACCGTGAACTCGGTGTAGCTTGGGTTGCCGAAGAGATCGACGGTGAATAGGTAGCGAACCTTATCACCAAGCCGCACACCTTTGGTGACGAACTTGGCATTGCCAGTTGTTACCGTGAAGTAAGTGTACTGAGTGCCAGCAGTGCCTGGATCATCACCGAGTGTAGCCAGAACCACATTGTCGTCGCTACTGAGGTCTTCGTCGACTATCGCGACGCTCTGAGTGGCCTGGAGGGTCAGCCAACCGTGCCTCCAGCTGCCAACCTCATCTTGCGACTGAGCGTCAACGTGATCCTGCAAAGCCAACCCAACATCGGCATCGAAGGTCAGCGGGACGATCGTGGAGATGTTCAGACCTTCGAGGATAGTGAAAGCGTCCTCCCACAGAGCCAAGTCGTCCGGATCGCAAATGCCGGTGAAGTTCACCGTCTGACCGTTCGCATTAAGCAACGCCTTGAAGACGGCGTAGGCCAGCGGGTTTTCTGGTGTCACTGTGCCTATCACGCTTTCAACCAGCAGTGGGTCAGATAGTTCACCGACCTTAGCACACCAGGCAGTTGACCAGGCACGGTAGCTAATGTAGACCGTCGTACCAATTGGTGGGGTCGGACCGCTAACCACCGGGACGTAGAACTCCACACCTAGATTGGTGAGGGTCGAGTCTGTGGCATCAATGCCGGAGTTGAGGTTGATGTTACCCTGACTAGCTGTCCAGTTGAGCGTCGGCGGCGAGCTGACGCGCTGCTGTGGCACTGGCAAGTTCTTCTTGATGTGCAGTTCCAGCAACATGTCCGGAGCCACCAGCAATGGGGCTGGCAGGTTATCGTTGAGCTCAATGGTCTTGTAGGCACCAACACCTGGGCCGGTAACCACTATGTAATACTTATCGCCCTTGCGAAGTTGAGTGCCAGTGAACTGTATCAGCACACCAAACGTGCCCACAATAACGTTGGTGACAGCAGCGGGTACATCGGTTGGACCGCTAGAGTCGATACCAAGGTTACTGGTTACGACCACCTTCGGCTTACTTACGTCAGTGTATAAGCCACCGTCGATAACCTCGATGATGTAGGTTTGTGACACAGCACCGGTGTACGTGCCACCCGAGGTTGGGATTGGTCGTGTGAACGCCTGGGCAATCGTGATCAACCAGGTCTGACCAACCACCAGGTCATCACCAACGTGGGTGAATCGCATCAAGGCACCACGTGTGCCAAGGGCAAAGTCCACACCGAACGCAGCTGGAACAACGTTGGTAGCGTTATCAGTACCAGAGCCAGCAGTGACATTGACCTTGGCAGTAGTTGCATCACCACCAACAGAGCCTTGCACCACAAGGACCGTGTAGGTCTCATTGATAAAGCCGGACTCCAGACCGTTATAGGCGGCGCCATTTTCAACCACGGCGACGTCGTTGACCAGACCTGCAGTCTGCAGGTTGGTGTCTGAGAAACCCTGAGTGGCTGGGTTAGCCGGATCAAACGTAGCTGCAGCAATAGTTGCCGGGATGACTGTGCCGATGAGGCTACGAACCGTGGTCCACAACTCACTGGTAAGATGCTTGACGTGAACCACATCGCCGATCTGTACGTCGCGATCGAAAAGCAACGGGTCACGGACTAAGACACCATTCTCCTTGAAGCCAGAAGCAGCGTTGGTGATGATCCGGTTCAAATACAACGCTACCGGAGTGATGGTGCCAGAGCCGCCACCCTCTGGATCGGTGAAGTAACGCAATAGGGCGTTGTCAATGAAGACTGCCACAGAGTCCAGGTCCACCAGAGAATCTGCTTCCTTAGCCGGCCATGGATAAGTCGTTGGCATGGCGTCAACATACGGACCAACTGCAATGTCAACTTTTTCGTCTGGATCGGAGTAACGATGAAGCTCGCCCTGCGGGCCAACGATATGCGCACGTAGATACTGCTTCACTTCGGCCGGGATGACCGTGTTGAACTCCGTCCAGATCGCTGCTTGGGTGAGAACCGCCATGTGCAGACCTCCGTGTCGCTATATCCTGCGTCAGGGCTGGAAGTGCTTCAAGTCAATCCGCTGACTCATCCGCTTGAATTTGGGTGCTTCCTGATTGACCTTCCAGGCTTCCTCGTACACGTAACTAATCGTGATCGGGACCGCATAGTTCTCGCGAGCATCCGTCTTGACCTTTAACAGGGCTCCAACTTCAACAACCTCAAAGCGCTTCAGATCAAGAATTATACGGACAATGGGGCCGAACTCGTTCAGTTCTCGAAAGACCTCGGCACCTAGTTTCTCGCTCTCAGCGCCGTCACCAGTGATACAGAAAAGCGTATGGCTTCCTTGCCACCAGTTAGCATACCTGTTTTGAGCATCAGCGGCCAAATGGAAGAACATTCGATCGTCAATACCCAGTCGGATGCGCTTCCAGCTATTACGTCTTATGATAATCGAAGGACGCATTTCTGTCAGCTCGGGGGTCCACCTGGAGGCTGACTCGATGGCCATGTTGGTCATCTTGAAATCCGGCTTCCAAAGCGGACCGGTGGGGTCAGGCCCCTGGTAATCCTCAATATTGGCACGATCAGTGAAATGGCCCTGCATCCACAGCTTTAACCAGCCAGTGGCCACAAGCGGACGAGGGCCAAGCTCACAGACGCCTGCGAACCATTTAGCGTCCAGCCGTGAGACTTCCTGCTCAGGTGTTGTTTGATGAGACATTACTTGCTACCAAGAATTCTTGCCTGTGTATCAGGGGTCAACAACCGTCCAGCCAACCGACCAGCTTGGATCTCCTCCAGCACTGCATCATCAATCAACTGCTGTTCAATGTCAGCACAGCTTGGCATGTAGCTTAGCCCAGAATCATCAGGGAAGAACGGGTTGCTGATTGCCGGCTTATTCATTTTAGCACCCAGGAACCGGACAAGGTGGATAGGTTCTCGGAACCGGAAATTTGTAAACAACATTGTCAAACGGCACGGGTCGCAGGTCAACGGTAACTAGTGTTGGCACACCGCGAATGTGCGTCCTTGGGCTGACATTGTGAACGTGATATCGAACATCGGTGTGGTGATTAACAATGATATCCATCGTGATCAAATGTGGGTTAGCGAGACACATACCACGAACAGTCATAGGTGCAACCATGCCCATGCCGTCCTCGGTGGCCCGCTGCAGATACGTCTCCTCACCGGTAATGTCAGCATAGACCAGCGGCTCAGGCTCATAGTAGCCGCCTTCCCAACTAGAACCATAGCAAGTCGGACAGTTGCTGTTCGTCACCTCCTGGGTGAATTGATCCAGACATACCTGACATGGCGTACCTGACCGCTTGATCTTGAGCAGCCAAGCATTGACACCGACATTCAAGGCTCGCAGTCGGATCAGTTCCTTCCGTTGGATTTCCAGGAAGTAATTCCATGACTTGAAATCAAGTCGATCGAGGGCATGAATGGCCTCAGAGGTATAAGTCACATTATCAGCATCAGTCAACTTAACACGGTAGAAGATGTTCGGCTCCTTGCCGAACTTAACCCGCCACTCTGGATCGATCACGAAGCAAGTGTTCTGCACAGGGGTGCCAACATCAACCCAGTTTGCTTGTAGTAAGTCAGACTCAGCCGTCTGGACCTGTAAGCTCCATGGCTCAGGTCCGTGGAAGTGAGGGCTGACATACCAGTTGATGCGCGCACCACCAGTAACGACGAAATCAACCGTCACACGCTCGAAGACGACCAGTGGGTTTTCACAGAGGACCGCCATTTGATTACCCGTGGTTGCTATTGTCCCACTGAATACCAAAGTACGGTGAGCCGACGCCCTGCACAGCACCCCAAGCGTTGAGCTCGACCTTCTTGTGGAGCGTCCAGTCCTTCCACTCATTCCAGTCATGCTCGTACATGGCCCAGTATTCCTTGGCCTTGTTCTTGTCGTCGATCATTAGACCACCCTGCTGCTGATAGGGCAGATGCACGCGAGTGTAGTGCCGTGCAGCCAGCTTATAGAGCTGAGCGCAGGTGGCCTGCAGCCAGAAGTACCGCCACGGGAAGTTCTGAGTGGTCCACGACTGATGAAGCGGCGGCTGTGATTGGTTGAAGTAGTCAATCGGCAAAGCTATGCAGGCTGCAATCTCGGCAATGTCGAACTCTTCAACGCCCAGCCATAGGTTGTCAGCAGGATCACTATCACGAAGGAACAACTTTACTTCGGGAATGGTAAGCGAGCCACCCACCTGCGTCAGCGACCCAGCCGCACCCCACTGACCCTTGTTGATAACAAGATAGATCCAGTTGGTGAATTTTACGTTGTCATCGACATCCAGCAACGCGAACTCGATCTTGAAGATGCCAGGACAGGCAACAATGTCAGATGGCAGCAGACAGTCAACGCAACCATCCTTACCGGGGTCATTATCTGTGTTGTTGACTATGGTGCAATTGACTTGAACATAGTCAGGTGGGACACAAAGTGCTGTTTCGTGGATACGAGCCTTCACAGACCCACCGGCCAGGAGGCAGACGCTCAAGTCTACCGGGTCGCCGTTCTGGCTGAGCATCGTGTAGCGGATGGTCGCTTCTTGGCCTTGGGCAACTTGGACGCCACGGGGGCGCTTGAGGATTGGCTGGCCATTAGATGAGATCGAGACGACCGGTCGGACCGTGAGTTGGTCAGCACAAAGGATTGATGGCATCGCTTTCTCCCCCCTGGGTGTAGGCCGGCCATATCCTTCGCGGTTACTGTTCCCAGGCGTTCAACCTTCTTGACCATGCCAATAGGTATTTTCAAACAGTCAGACACGGCATCAAGTCCAACAGACATCGACAATGCAATCCACTTCTTGCCGCGATGTAGAAGCAGACCAACACTGACCATAATTCCAGGCTCGTCGAGCCACTGATTGAATTCGTCTTCGTCGAGCCAGCCGATTCCATGCGAGTGAGCATCGACCCAATGTACTTTCACAATCGCAATATTTTTTGGCGGCATGCCGCACCTCCTTACGGAGGACACGTCCTCGTGACCAACACCTCAACCGCGACCTGTGATGACCTTGCACTGCCAGGGTCTGCATAGATGGCTTCAACAGGCACCTGGGACGACCTGGCGCTACCTGGTGACTGATCCGCAACCTCAACGGCAATCTGAGCCGAGCGAGCCAACTGGACCTGCTCGACCAGAACCTCGACAGCTTCCTGTGCCGACCGTGCATTAGTAACAGCCACAAGGGCCTCCTTACGCCACCAATTTAATGCCAGCCTGTAGGGCAATCAAGTTGGCAGGAGTCCAGGCCAACACGGTATCCGGATTCAACTCGTAGATCGAGCTGTAGTAGACGTAGCTGGTCGTCAGGTTGCGAGTGGTACCAACAAATTCCACACCACCGGTCTTGATATCCGTGGCAATTTGCCTGATGCCTGAGTCATCCTTGCGAGAGTATACCGACGCCTGGATGCCCTTGATCGGACCTGTGAGCGACGGATCCTGCAAGTTATAGAGGTCAACCTGACCAGGTGTAGCACTGTAGACGTATTGACCATCGTTGAGCGACGGGTTATTTGCTTGAGCCGACCAGTTGTTGCCTGCGTTGACGACAGTCCACTGCGTCAAGTCACCAGCTGCATTAGGTAGCAGCGTGACGATGCGACTATCGCCGATGAAGTCGGTGCAAACACCGCCAGCAGCATCGCAGATGTAAATGTCGTCAAACGTGGCGTTCGGCACAGAGCCGTGGAAGGAAATCGAGTTGGCCGTTGAGTTGGCAGTGTCCTGAGTATCCTGGCCAGCGGCGACGTCAAGCACCTGGGCATTGTCTACCTTTACTTGGCAGGTGCTCGCCCCAATCGCGTTAGCAATGGTAACTTTGAACTCAACATAATGCCAGGTGTTGGTCGAGAGTGCAAATGTTGATTGACCACCGGAGAGAGCTGCACCGTTGCGAGTCACCGCGAGGGTGCCATCGCTATACAACCGCAGATCGACTTGAACAGCACCTGCGTCTAGCACCTTGAGAATGATCGTGTTAGTAGTCGGGAAGGTGCCAGTATATAACGCAAAACCGACAATCCAGGTCGGTTGGGCGTTAATCGTTTTGAGTAGCAAGCCGCCAGCACCAACATCGTTGATGCGAATGGCATTGCCACCGAAACGCCCAGCAGCAGCAAGCACAGTGACACCAACCGCGTTGTTCCACTTGGTCGTCAGTTTGGCAGTGTCGTAGTGATCTGCTCCATCTATGAACCTGAGCATCTCTTGACCTCCTTAATTGATCGCTTGAAACCGCCAAGTCGGCACCCACGGCGGCAGCTTACTTCTGTAGTAATCATCATACCCGATCAGGTCGCGTAATTCCTTCAACGCCTGTCGTCTAACTGTGATGTAGTAGTATTCGCAACCGGCATCACGAACCAGATCCCAGATTCTGTACAACCTTTCAGTCTCCTCAATTACAAAAACATACTCCCAGTAACGATACGGGAATGCATCCCTCACATTGACAAGATGCTGTCGATATTCCCGGTTGAACTCCAGGAGCTTATTGACAACTTCTCTACTGGGAAAACGAAGTGCGTCCTCAGCGGACGGTGCGTCGTGTAGCTCGTTATTACGCTTGCGTAGTTTTGCTAGATCCTCATGAAAATCTGATGGCAGAACCAAGGTGTAACGACGCTCTTGCACGTCAATGATCTGCAGGCTAACGGATAGGTCACGCAATTCATCAGCGCAGATGTAGTACAAGCTAGGATCGATTTTAACCACGTCATCTGGGTCGCCAACAAGTAACATCGCCGCCAAGACATACGTCAGCATGATTCACCTCAAGTAGTTTTTTACTCAGGCCATTAAAAAACCCTCTTGTCCGAATATATCAGACAAGAGGGTAAATTTTCATCCGCGATTTTTAGCCATTGTTAGTCAGCAACATGGTGATGTGCTGCAGTTGACCAATGACAACAGTGATAGACGCTGCGTCATTGACGGCGATTGCGATACGCACGTCAAGGATGTCACCTGGCACAATTGCTGTTGGAGTAAGGACGAAGTCCTTGTTGGCTGGAGTCAAGCTATTGATGCTCTGTGCACCAGTGCTACAGATGTCAACACTTGGCGCAGCAGTACGGACCACTTCAGCATCAATCGTAGCTGTAACGTCAGCCACAGTGGTCTTCATGCCAGCAAAGAGTCGAAGCGTGACGGGTCCAGCCGCCACGTAGTTGTCTGGGACAGCGAACTGGAAGCGGCAGAAGCTGGTGGTGAGACCAGCAGTTTTCAAGTCTTCGGTTTCAACTGTTGGTGCGGTCGTCAACCAGGTGTTGGTCACGAGCCCAAGATTGTCCGTCAGTGGCGTGGCCGGTAGCAATGTGGCGAAGGCATCCCACACACGCAAATCGTCGAATAGCGCTGGCCACGCATCTGACCCACCACCGTCACCACCAGCGACAAGCCCGAACATGACCAACGTGTCAGCGTCACGAGCAAAACCAAGCGCCTGTGGAACAGCCAAGCCAGCTGGGCTATTCACCAGGTTGCCAGATGCGTTGACGTAGTAAGTTTGACCGGCAGTCAGCCCGGCCACTGCATCACACTCACCACCGTGCTGAACGATGCAGGTAATGGTTGTTGGCTTCTCCACGACGATACCAATGCATGGCATCTTGGCCACGTCGTTACCATCAGCAACCGCTACAGTGTTACCTGCAGACAGGTAAACACACTTGCCAACAGCGAGGCCGGCAAGGCACGCAAACGGAGTGCTGAAGAGATCACGCGCAACGCTTTGTATTGGCATTTGTACTCCCTCCCCGGAAGATACTTGGCTTAGCAAATCAGGCGTTATACATCAGTGTAAGCGCCCCAACACGGGTCAATGACACCGATGGCGGCGGCATCCAGATCAAGCGCCTTGATTGCGGAGGTAGTTGCGTCCTTCAAGATGGGACGCGGCGTGGTGATGATCTCGATCTTTGAGTTCAGTAGATCGCGCTCAAGGGCGGCCGTCTGACGCTTCTTGTATCGTTTGCTACCCATCAAGGTGTCAACCAGGTCGCCGATCTGTGTGAAGTGTGCACCAGCAGGTAGCAGTTTGCCGTGAGCACCTAGATAGCCATAGGTGCGAGAAAACGCTAGTGGGTTCTTCACAGTCGTGTAAAGGCAAGTGGTGTCAGGCATCTCATTTTCTCCTTACTAAAATGCCAATCCTTAACCATTAGTTAGGAAGGGCAATTAGTTACTTGCCGTTGCCGGCCTCCAGGTTGATCAGGTACATACCATAGTCAAGGGCAGCCTTCTGGAACTGCGGGTCAGTTGCGATCTGAGCGGCAGCGTTCTTGATTCCAATCAGCTCAGAGGTAGGTGCGGTGTCGTAGCCGTGGGCGCTCATGGCAACCTTTAGGCTGTCAATGGCGCCGGACAGGAACTGGTTGCCGTCGCCGGCTTGCTTCACGGTCTCAGTGTCGCGGGCTTCGCGAAGCATGGTGGCTAACTCAAGTAGCTGTTCTCGCTCAGACTGCGTCCGAGGGACGACGTTCCAAGCAGAGGCGAGCTTGTCGAAGAAGAACGGATCGTGGAGGCCGCCAGCCATAATCTCCACAGATTCGCCAGGAAACTGGATTTCATTCGGCATTGCAGTTCCTTCCTTTATCTGATGTCAATCTTCTTGGATTTTCAGCTGTCTCTGTCGTTCTCGCCAGTTGCTTAGCTGTTCTTTGTGCTTTGGACAACGGGACTCACCGTTTTCAGTTTCAGCCCCGCAGAACCGACACACTCCCGCTTGCTTATTCTTGTAGTAACGTTTGGTTGATGACTTGGACCTAACAGCACTACATTTGTCACAGAGCGAGCAGTCAGGCATTGCATTGTTCGGGCACTCAGTGCAGAGACCCGTCTTCTTACGATCAGCCCGACGTTTCCGTCGGGCCAATTTGTTGCCTCGGAGACACGCGTCGCAACGAACCTTGCCGTTGCTTACTGCTCCAATGATACCACCTGTCGATTCGCCGCACTGCACGCAAAGTCCTTTTGCCTTCCGATCTTCGTAGGTCGTCTTGCTTAACGGCATACTCACTCGTCCTTGAGCTTTCCGCGTTCACGAGGAAACTGCAGTCTACATCTAGCTCTAACGTTGCAGTTAGCACAAAGCACCCGGAAGAGAGGCGGATAGTTGTTTTCGATGATCCACTGGTAAGTGTTGACACTACCTTTCCGCAGATCACCATTACCTATCTTCCTTCGATGCTTGTTGCCTCCTCCGTCCTTGTGGTCAAGTTGTAGAACTGCGAGTTCTGTCTCATTACATCCTACACAAGTCGGACCACCATAGTGATCCATGATCATTTGCTTACGTCGCCAGTTGAGTGCTTGTTGCATTATTGCGTGCTTATTGCACTTGTTGCCGCACGTTGCTGCCGATGGACATTTGGTACATACTCCTTGAGCAACCTTCTTGGCGTAAGCATCCTTTCGTTCCTGGGTGTGTACTACGCATCTGACAGCTTTATCAAGCACACGTTTCTTGCACCCAGGAATAATACACTCGCGTCTTTCCTTTTTCCTTGTGTAGAAGCTCGCAAGCTGCTTTTTGTTTCTCGTGGTGTGTTCAGGACACCTTAAAGCCGTTGATGGTGTATTGCAGTCAATACACAATCCAGCATCACGTCTGGTGTCACGCAGTTCTTTCTTGGTCATGATAACCTCCTAGATTGATTAATCTAGGGGCTATCATACCAAACAACGTTGGACACTACAATGGACTTTTACTCAAAGACCACGTGACTCAACCCATTATAATGACCCAGCGCGCCGCCAATGGTCTCGTAGGCAAAGAACTCAAGCAGGTAGGCTTCCCGCTTGATGTACATCGTCGTGTCTTCCAAAAGATACGACTTGCCGATGAACTTCGGGTCGCTGAACATGTAGATGTGATCATCCGGAACCAGGTCCCGCTTGATCGTGATGATCCAGCGGGCGTTCATGAACTCCTGCTCGGACCAACCGTTCCTGACGAGATCCTGGCTGAAGTCACCACCCATCTCATCACGATCCCACTTCATCACTTCACGAATGGTGATGTTGTTGATAAGGACCGTGTGGACTTCGAGGTGGCTTGGAGTCCGTGGCATAACCTTGAAGGCGTCCTGCATCGTTTCGCGGGTGATGCCACCGCCAATACCGACGAACTGAGCCACACCAGATGTTGGCAGAATGACGTCCTGACCGACAAGCGCCGTGTTGACGGCGGTGAGGAACTTGGTGTCCTCTTCGGCCAGTATGTCCTTGATGCTGTTGTCAGACAGCACCTGACGAATGTCCATGATCCAGGTTCGCAGTTCGTCAACATCCTTGGTGAACCGAGGTGTGACGACGCGATCGAACAGGACCCGGTAGCGTGGACCCTTGATGTAGATGTTGATGGGCAAGTTGGCGAACGGCAGGCTGATAGCAGCCGGGCTGTCCGGTTCCTTGTCCACGACCTTGACCGGCTTGTCGGTGTCGACCTGCCGATCGAGCTCGTCATTGGTGATCTGCAGCGGCGGAATGATACGGCGGTAGAAGCCGTCTTCACGCATCTTGGTTCGCGTGAAGTCGTTCACCGCATCAATCGCACGCTTCTCCAGACCAGGAGTGCCAAGCTGCTCAAAGAGAGCTTCGTTCACCATCCTGGCTTCAGCGGGAGTCGCCATTTTAAGCACCTCCATGTGCCGTTTTGACCGTAGGAATGAAACTCCTGGTCTGACTCAGATTACACGCGACCTGGCAGCCAACGTGGCCAGAAGGCCAGGACTCGCCGACCGTAGGCGTTATTGAACGTACCACGACTGACCACACCAACGATAGCTTCCGTGTCAGCCGAGTACAACGTGCCGAGCGCATCGTTGCGCAACATCCCGGAAAGGAACTCGTCGCCCACCGCATTACCGACCGGTGAACGAAGCATGTTGTTTGGCTGGAATGTCAGTGAGGCGATGAACTCAGTGGTCTCCAGCTCATAGTCACCGCCGGCCACGAGGCACATGATCCGGCCGGACGGGCTAACCGGAGTCCACTGGTCGTTGCCCTGGTTGTTCACGTCCAGGTCATCAGCGCCCTGGAAGAGGAACAGACCCATTTGCGTCAACTGCACGCCAGGCTCCAGCTCGCCGGCCAGATTGACGTGGCCGACCTGTCCGGCACGTAGCCGATACTGGACGTTGGCGGATTGCCGAGCCTGGAAGTCAAGGGCAGCCATGTGTGGCCAGCCCTTGGCTGGGTTCAGCATGTGATCAAACATCTGGCCTGGCAATGGCATGATAACCTCCGTGTCGTAAAGGAGTTAGGGCTAGTATTCATCCAACCCTATCTCAACCACTTTCTTCAGTAAGTCCTAGTGACCAAAGACCTTTTGTTTCAACTTCCAATGCGTCTGCTTACTGACTTCATTATGTTTCTGTCTGCAAGCAGCACATCTACTAAAGCCTTCTGTTTTGTTGCGACAACAAGTTGGACAAACACCGTTTTGCAACTGTTGCCTAACATGTTCCCTACGTTTTTCGTTGTTACACCAACCCATTGCTAACTCCAGTGGTATTTTATACTACCGGATTGTAGCAATTACGCGATTCCCAGGCCAGTTGTCAGTCGACGCCAGGACTCAGGCTCCTGACCGGTACGACGACCAACGTATGGATCATTCAGGCTGTCATAGGACGCCTTCTTGGTATGACCATTGCTTGTGGATCGACCTTGTGCGTCGACCTGCTTGCCGAGACCTGCAGCGATCGGTGGATCGATCTCGTGCTCGGCTAGCTTCTCGATGACTTCTAGCGCACCTTCTGGCGTTATCAGCCAAGCAGCCAGCTTCTCACGTTCATCGGTGGTGTCATCGATACGCCCACACTTCACGCACTTCTCAACTGCACTGGCAATCTTGTTCGTGTAGCGCTGTTCGGCGGACGTCTTCTCGTTGGCTTCCTTCTCGGCTTTCTGCAATGCCAGCGCCGAGATTTGAAGAGTCTCAACGACTCGTTCTGGAAAGTTCATGCTTGTCTCCTTCTTAACGGTTGAAGCCGCAAACCTCTAGGATGTAGCGCTGCAGTTCAGTGCGCTCCTGAGCTTCCTTGGTGCCTGGCTGAACAGTGCGAGGCTGCCACTTGCCGGTGCGGAACCGGTACGAAGCCATGTTTGCAGCCTTGAACATGATGAGCTGATCCTCGTTCAGACCACGCCGACGAGCTGAGCCCATCTTGCCCATATCACCGCCACCGCCCATATCACCGCCACCCATTGGTGGGCCACCAGCACCGGCCATGGCAGCTTCCGGAGGCGGTGCACCGCCAGGTGCGCCACCTTCACCGCCGCCGTTCATGTGGGCTTGTAGGGCCGCTTCAATGTCCTCTGGGGTCATGCCCATCTGAAGCAGGGCATTGATCATTTCGTCAAGCCCACCCTCAGCGCCACCACCCTCTTCAGGACCGCCACCCATTTCCGGCGGCGCGCCGCTACCCATCTCTGGGGGTGGACCACCACCAACATCGCCGCCTTCGCCATCCATTGCGCCACCCATTGGGCCGTCAGTGGCGGCACCCTTCAAGAGGTGTGCATACTTCTCGCTGTACTTGGTGAGGAACTCACCAACGAGGTCGGCGTTGACGCGAGCATCGATGATGGTCTGCTCGATAATTGCCTGAGCAGCAGCCTGCTTCTCGACATCTGAAGCCTGTGACACGTTCTGGCTAACCGATGCCGTCTTGATCGGAGCACTGACTGGGGCTGAGCCATTGGCCACATCCGCCAGTAGTTCATTCATCTTGGCGTAAGCCACCTTGGTCAAGTCAGCAAACTTGGCCGAGGCGTATTTTCCGCCAATATCTTCGGCGCTTGCCGGGTGCGATGTGCCACCACGGTCACCATCACGCCCGTCCTCCTTGGTGCCCTTGAAGTCGTCTTCAACCTTGGGGTCTTCACCGGTAGCAGACTGATGCGTGCCGATGTTGAGTTGCTTGGAATCCTGGTCGCCACCACTGCCGCTGGTGTTATCCACACCGGCACCGGGATGGTCGTGCTTGACGTCTGTCTCATTCTCCTTGGCCCGAGAGCCAAGCGGAGTCTTCTGGACATTCGATGCAGCACGAGCGCTTGGGTGGTCCGACTTGCCCTTGTAACCACCTGGGTCCTGCTTGGCAGAACCGCTCAGGTCCAACTCGGTCCCCTTCTTGGTGTGACCCTTGTCAGCAGCGGTCTTCACGCCGTTGATCTCTTCGATCAGCGAGCTGATACGACCGATTACCGAGTTCTGAGGAATCGTAGTAGGCATTGCTAAGCCACTCCTTTGGCTCGTTACGGCATGGTTGCCGATAGATCAAATGTAATTCTGCCGTGTCACCATGGTACATGTCAAATCGAAATCCGTATCTCGACCTTCAAGTGCCTGGAGAAAGGCCAACTTGTACAGCGCGTACCCACGAGCCAGGGTCTCGGCTGCACCAGCTGACTTCACCAACGGTGCACGGCGAACGTCAGGAACAGAGTAGCCACGAATGGCTGCTCGCTTCACGCGGATATCAAGGTGCGAGCGATCAAGTGAAAGTTCTGGTGCCAGGTCATAAGCCCACTTACAGTGGGAGTGTGGAATCATGCCGCCAATCGAAGGCAATGATCCGCTTGCCTCCTTGATGTACCCATCGGCCAGCATACGGCCGTAGATACCCGGAAGCCCATCACGGATCATATCAGCGCTCGCCCATTTGCACGAGTCGCCATGGACCAGCTTGAACCACGATTCAACCGGCAGAGCGATCTTCTGCATTGCCAACGCGGCGAGCTGAAGATGAGTTGGCCCGCTCGGAAGGACATCCAGCTCAGCTTCCTTCTCGAACTCAGGCGAAAGGGCCAGGTCGTACTGCTGGTAACCGCCACGATCGAACTTCTGTTCGATGGCGGCCAGCTTGGTAGCCAGCTTTTCAAGTCGGGTTGGCCACAGGTTAACAGCTGGCACGTCCATGATGATGTCGGGCAGCTGCACTCCCATCTTCTCGGCCAGCTCAGCACCACCGATGACAACGCCACCAGTGGCGGCAGCCTTGAGGATGCCGTCAGCGAAACTCGTCCGGTCCGCACCACGATACACCTTCGACCAATCGAAGAAGTGCGGGTGTGGATTATCAACGTGGTTCATGAAGCCATCGTCATGGACGAAGCCCATCCGATTCTTCACACCGCCCCGCTTGCACATGCCACCTTCATCGTTGCCAGTGCAGTATTCAGTGCGGTTCTTAGCCTTATGACCGCAACCAGCACACACGTCATAAGCAACCTTGCAGGCCATACTGGTTGGCACGTCCTTGCCGTCGTGTAGGGCTTCGAGCTCTTCGTCGGCGACCAGGCCGCCGTTACGTTCGGCTGCTTCCTTCGTGCGATTTAGTGCCGCTAAGAGCTCGATGCGCTTCATGTCGTCGTTGAAGTGGCTGTACTTGATGATGCCATAGGACTTCTTGGTGTCCTTGTTGGCGTGATGGCGATACCACCGAGCGTACTTTACGAATGTGGGATGGTAGAGCCGGCAGGCCGCTTCCTTGAAGCCATCGCCGTTTCGGTTCGGACCATAGTGTTCGGTTGTGCCCAGAGCAATACCATGAATCAGCTCTTCGCCTGGGTGCAATTCGACCTTACGAGCAACATCCGCCATTGCGAAACCAGCCCGCTTAACAAATGAACGGAAGTCTTCGCCACGTAGCCCATTCGCACCAGACTTGACGAGCTGCAGGGGCGGCTCGCCAAAGTCATATGACGAACTAAGAATCGACTTAATCATCATGTCGATTACTCCTGCTTAGCAAAGAGCGGATGCTGCTCTTGTGGAGCTTCACGGTCCTTGAGTTTACCTTCAATATCAGCAAGCTGCTGAACTTCGCTCGGGTCAACTTGACCCTGTGCCAGGTATCGACGAAGCAGGGCACGCATCAACAGTGGTTGGTCAACCGCACGCGGTGACACCCGAGAAATCTCGTTGTACAACTTGGTGGCATGAGTTGGATCAGCACCTTGGAGATACTCATCATTAGCCATTAGGTCGTGAAAGGTAGCCTGAGCGCGGACACCTCTCAGTCTCTGCTCGTGAGCAGGGTCCATGAGACTGATGAGCGACTTCCGCTCCATCTTCTCCGGTTCCTTTGGTTCGGTACCCTTCATCAACTGCGAGGCTAGCGCGTGTCCCATAACCGTCTGACCGATCTGACCAATGGGACCAGTCAGCATGCCTAAGTTATCAGCACACTTCTCAACGCCTCGATGCTGCAGCAGCGAGCCCCTGATTGGGATGCGTTGCAGCGGCATAAACTGCTCCATCAAGTCAGCAGTCGCGGCCCCGGCTTGCTTGCTGAACTTACCAAGATCATTGAAGCGGTGCAAGTAGTCGCTGACATTGGTTAAGCACTTTTCGATCAGAGTATAGGGCGGCTGGGTACGATCGACAGCGCACTTGTAGTGACCAACACTATCCTTGAGCAGACGCGGCGATACATCAGCTAGATGAGCAAAGATCGGATCGGCTTCTGGTCCATACAGTAAAACGGCAGCTTCCTTTACCGCTGTGAACGGCAAGTGATAGTTGCCCTTGAAATAATCGTTCAAGTCATCGAAGGACTCAGCAACTTTGTCACGCGCTGCGTTCATGAGGCGACGCTTCTCTGCATGCTCAACATCAAGCTCTTTGAGTAAGCTATGCGCCTTCTTCATGTGATAGTCCGATTCACGAGGCAACGACTTACCGCTAGCAGACAGTGCCTTAGCCACCTTGGTGAAATGTGGCATCGAGAAGCGATCTGGTGTGATGTTCTCTGGTGGCCGACTGTAATCATCAGCAATCTCGTTGTGGTTGCGCATCAGCTTGACATGCGCTTCCTTAACGTTGCTTGGCCAAAGCTGCTCGTAGATGTCCTTCGGGTTCGCCAATGTAAAGTGAGCTGTCTTCTCGGCAAGTAGGCTGGATGACTTGCGCTGTTGATTGAACCGGGCGTTGTTATACGCCTGAACCATCAACTGCACATGCCCAATGGGCAGATCATCACCTTGAGCCACTTTGACGATAGCGTCACTAGGCGTCTCGCCATCCTGGACAAGGTTAGCCACCTTCTCCAGCGAACGTACGAGCTTCGTCTCAGTTTCCTTGCTGATTCGCTGCATTGTTGCCATCCTTGGCCCCCGGGAAGGTAACCTTTACGGCATCTCGAAGAGCCGGTGAGTCGAACCCCAAATCGACTGCAAGCACCTCGTCTGCTCGTAGTTCGGCACTCTGATCATCGTAATACGACAGTTGTGGTGCAGTAACTGTTGAACGCTCAGCTGAGAAAGGCAAAGCTGTTAACGCCGAATTGATGTTATTAGTAATCATCGCGATGATGTCGCCGCCCTTACCTGAGTTCCGCTGAATCTCCAACATCTTATGATAGAACTCTAGGATGATAGATTGATTGTAACTTACCGGGATCGTCATTGCTGCAGTTAAAGCCTTATCGACTAAAGCAGAGCTCGTTAGCGCATGCTTGGCTACGTCAACTTGATCTGCTGCATCAACCTGTTGTGGATTCGTTAGCTTGCGGGTGAGACTGTCAATCATCAGTGGGCCGCAAGCATAGCCGAACATTTTCCACAGCAAGTCATAGTCACGCTCAAAGAGTCCACGATGAACTGAACGACCCATGGCCACGTTGCCAATGTAGCTCTGGTTGTTGAGCTTCTCAAGCACGTTATAGAAGGCTCGCTCGTACCAGAACACTACCTCAACATCGATGCCAATCTTACCGCCAATGGACTCGAACGATTCACGTGCCAGGAATCGTGCCTCCATTTCCCACCGCAGATCCAAATCCTCGCGGTCGTGTAACTGCTCCGCGTGATACAGACCTGGCATCTTATACATCAACCGCTCCAGTTGCAGCTCGTTATGGCATAATGCCTTCGCTGAGAGGTAGCGCTTGATGAGCATTGTCTCAGCGTCCTCACGGCTTTTCTTCGCGTACTTGCCAGTGGACCTAAGCCAGTTTGCTCGTAGCCACCGCCAGTCGGGTGGCCTCAGTGGATCATCTTTAGATGGAATCATAGCAGTAAAAAAATACTCACTTACCGATGTCACGTTCGACGGTCATGGAGACTTTCCATGTCGTCGCTACTGCCGCTGTGGGCTCAATCAACAGATAGAGGAATTGCTGATTCTCTGTCCAACCACCATCCATGTTCTTGTAGGCAAATCCATGTTGTTCGTCGAGCTGGATTGGTGAGCCGGCTACACCAACGATGGGCAATATAACACGATAAAGGCTAATGGTGTCTACAGGAACAACAGCCACACCGATATCAGCGTCGACGACTGGGAACGGAATCTTTGACTTGAGAACCTCGATCGTGAACGCCACCTGAGCTTCCGACTCCAACTGCTTGACGGTCAGTTCAGTGAGTCGGCCTTCCGAGCCCATCTTCATGCGCACAATCCGCTTCTTGGTGCCACCAATAACCACGGCAGGCTGACTAGATGGTAGTCGAGCCGCAAATGCTTCATCAGAAAAGATTCGAGTGTAGACCCGAGGCATGACTATCTCCTGTTACTGATTGGCAATTGGGCCAAGGTCCACCTTACCAGTATCGTCCGACATCTGTGGCTCGATGGCCTTACGCTTGAGGACTAAGACGATATCGCCGATACCCTCAAAGGCATTGCGAAGGCCGTCTTCCAGCTCAGGCATATCCTGCTTGCCATAGCGATCCTCAAACTCCTCACCATGCCAGTAGTAGAGGAATAGGATGCGGCCCAGTCGATCCATACCCTTCATCAGGTCGCCCATGTAGCGATCAACCATGTTGTCCTGGCGAAGCACCTTGAGCAGACTGCCCAGCATGGCGGTATCGAAGACTTCCTTCTGCCCGGTGCGGCTGGCATCCTGTGCAACCTGCATGGCCTTCGGGTCCGGGCCGAACGGATGGTAGATCGAACGATCTGTCTTCGAGGCCGACATGTCCTGAATCGGGATGTTGAACTGAGACTCCTGCATGGTCGGAACGTTGCCACCAGTCAGTGGGTCATAGCCAGTGTATGGCTCTGGGAACGGCGGGGCGTTTGGCGCACCACGGATCATGTCATTGCCTGAGTCAGCAGCTTGCTTCTCGGTGAGTGACCAGCAAGCCTTGATGTAATTCGAGTAGACCAACCGTGGCTCGCACTTTCCATGTTTGAGCGCACGGTCGACGATCTCTTCGGCTGCTTCCTTGCGGAGACCGTAATCGTAAAAGAGATGCATGACGGCCGACAGTTTGTCCATGCGGTTCTCTTCAACCGTGACATCCTTACCATCGGAGACCACCCGCAGCGGCTCGGTGTAGCTCATGATCTTGGTCTGAACGTCAACAAGTGTACCAAGTTGCAGCGGCTTGTTACGAGTCTTCTCGGAGGCATCCTCGTCCCGGCACTGAATAATCTTGAACTGGTCTGGGACCATGAGGTAGCCCGACTTCACGGTGATCTTGACGCCGGGGCGCTTGGTCAATGTTAGGTGCTCACCGTCCGCGTTCAAACAGCACGGATCGGCGTAATTCTTCATGCCACGACCATGATCGGGCAGGTAAGCTGGCCGACTAGACCACTCATGATCCTCGAACCGCACGTCATAGACAACTTGCTCGTCATCGCCACCGGTGTACTCCTCTCTGGCCTTGAACGGGGCTGTACCCTCGCCGTTCGGTCCAAGGAGTAGAAAGACCCGCTTGTCATCATAATCATAATCGCCGTACTTCTTGGTGCGGCGCTGCAGCGGCACCGACTCGCAGGTCTTCTCCTTGTCGAGCCACTTCTTCCAGGTGTCGTTGTCAACCTCGCCCCGGTGCCAAACATTGGCCGGGTGGGTGTTGACGTAGTTCTTCTCGCCGTCCAAACGGACAACAGTGCAGAGGCCCAGCCGCTGCTCGGCGTTGTACGGGTGGTAGATCACCAGGCACTTCTCGAACTTGTCTGGCTTGACCAAGACGTAGTAGAGGCCAGTGTGATCGGGGTTCTGCATCCGCAGCGGAGTCTGGACGTTGTACGCAATCGTGACGTCCTTGTCCTCACGATGATCCTTGAAGACCACCCGCTCCTTGAGCAGGGTCTGCCGTTCATCGGACGACATACCGTGGACGAGCTGTGGATCGAGCTTGACCGTCTCCTTGCTGATGACCTTATGCTTGATGCCTTCCGGTAGTGCCTCAGTTGGGCCAATCTCCGACGGGATGATCGATGCCTTCTTCTTCATGTGCGGGCACTTGCAGTTGATCATGCCGCACTTTTCGCACTTCATCGATGCTGGACCCTTCGGGCCGCCACAGCCGGGATAGTTAGCCATCTTGGCACTATCGCCCAGGTGCCCAACGTGGGCACCAGTCCGACGGCGGCCGACTTGAGACAGATCCCAGGCTTCCTCACCATCGGAACGCACGCCACCGTTCTTCTTGGATGGCCGCTGCATAGTGCCGTTCCAGTCCTTCGGCGGCTTGTCGCCAAACGCCATAGTGGCGGAATTCTTGACGAGGCTCTTGCTAGCAGCAGCCTTCTTCTGAGCATAGATGTGCTGTGCCACATCAGTCAACATTTCATGACCATAGAAGCGGTCGATGTCAGCGAAGACGGTTGGGTACTTCACGCCGATCTGATCAGTAACGAAGCGGAAGAGAGTCTCGCCGGCCTCCTTGAGCAAATCGGGGACGCCCTTGATGCCAGTGTAATCAACTGGCGTGGTTGTTAAGTAACCCAGAGTTGGCATGAACTCACGAGCCCAACTAGCCATCTTCGGGCAGCCGGCTGGCGTTGTGATCGGAAGGTCAGGTTCGGTGTTCGTCGTGGGTACGATCTTGCCACTAGATTGATCGGCAGCGAATTTCTGTGGGGAGCGACTGAGCTGGTAAAGGTTGGGCGGCATAACACCCATGAGGCTGAGGTTACGGTTGACACCCTCGCCGAGGATGGCCGGCTTCTTACCCAAGATGTAATCGATCCATTCTTCCTTCAACGGGACGAACATGTCCTGCGACTTGATGTACATGAGCTCATGGCCCTTCAAGTCGCCATTGAGGAATAGCACTGGGCAATAGATCCACTGGCTGCCGACCTTGAAGCCAAACACGCCGACTGACTTGGTGTTCTCCTGATTCTTTTCCAACAGTTGGAAGCCAACTTCATAGTCGAGCAGTTTCGGAGCCTTATCCTTGAGATAGGCGTGGGCCAGGTTGGAGAATGCCTGCTCGAACGGAGTGTCCTGGCCGCCACCGAGCTCGGCAGTCTTGACCTCACCATGCTTGAAGCGATGATATCGACATACATCGCGCCAGTAGGACGCAGACTTCAGCCACCAACCGGGGGAAGTGCCAGTGGTACTGAAATTGAAATCACCAGACCGAAGTCGGTTACGTAGAGATCCGGGCATGGTTACAGTCATAGCCGTCCATCCTTGAACTGAGAAGTCAGCAGATCACCTATTGAGGATTATAGCGGATAGCTAAAAGAAATGGGCAAGTCGGGTCGCTCCGAAGAGCGACCCGACAGGGCTTTTGTCAGTCAACCAAAGAATACTTCATGGTCGTACTGTGAGGCATGCCGTGTCTGTGCACCAATCCTTTGTCGATCAGCCTGCATCTTTTTCCTGGATTTACTGAAAATCTCAGGTGACCACTCTGCACCGATAAAGCGTAGGCGAGTCCAGCCAGATGGCGATCGCCTTGAGGCTGACGTCTAGCGCCTGTTGGCCTTCCATAAGCTTGACGACGTTCGCCCTTTTCTGTGCGATGTCCTGCAGTTGGGTCTTGAGGAGCTCTTCATTGTAATCAAGCTGCTTGATCACGCTTTCGATCAGTTGCATACTCATACCGCGTCTTCCTTTCAGTGTTTGCCGCTCAGTTTAAGAGACGGCTGGTGTTAATCAGATGTCATCACGGATGGAATCTCCGTGATACTGATTATGTGACGACTGTTCGGGCTCACGATTAAACCCGTGATAATCCATATCCAAGTAATCATGCGCACTGGGAATGCCCGGCTCTGTACTTCGGCCCTCCATTTGACAGGTGAAGCAAATTGCTCCATCCGTGCTAACCTTGTCATTACAGAACCGGCAGACGAATTGAGATCGAGCCACGAATCACCTCCTTGGTTTGCAAGATCAATCCTGATCTCACTGTGACACTTCCCACACTTTCCGTCGTCGAGGCCGTCCATCAACAGACCACCAGATTGCAGATTTTGACTTTCGAAAACAACTACGGCGTAGCTGCTTGACAGGCACCGGCTTTAACGTAGCAGCACTTTTACGAGTAAGGTTAAGGGTTATACGCTGCAATTGCACACGACGAATCGCTTCCCGGAATCGTCGATTCTTGTTGACCTCTGAAATGTCAGGGTAGACGATTAATTCGCTGGCTCTGTCTTTGTAAAAACTCAGACATATGGGCGTGGCTGCGCCAATTTCAGCCAGCAAGCGATAACGACGGACGTGAATGGCGGTGTGATTGTAGTAGATGAAGCTACCGTCACGACATAAGCCAACGCGATGCTTGGCACCATCACACGACACCATAACGGTTGCTACAACGCGACGCATGGTTCATCCTCAATAGGGTTCGTACTCAATCTCGTAGTGTCTGCCATCACACTCGCAGCCAACCTTCTCAGAGCTATCTTCGATGTACGGTTTAGAACCATCAATGCTGCCATTACTTAACACCAGCTCGAATGATTCGGTGTACTGCTGCGTCACACTGACGACCGCATGGCAGTCAACACAAAGGAGCCGATATTTTGGTGGTTCAGTCCCACGATGACGGACCACTACCAGATTGGAGTAGTTAGCAATCACATCGTCGTAATGCGCGATTTGATGGTGCGGTGGCACGACATAGGTGGCCTCCTTGAAGATTTCCAACGTCCGTTTAACTTTCCCCTTCGAGATGATGATCCGGTGAACAATGTCATGTACGTTCTTCGTAACGCCAACCACCTCCCAGCCGTGCTGCCAACTGGCTAGACGGTATTTACCTTTCTTTTGCTGGAAGATGACCCTATCACCGATGTTCGCAACTGAATTGATCTTCATGACAATTCTCCTGGCGCAACAAAAAAAAAAGCGACCTTTCGGTCGCCTTGTTACCGAAAGATCGCCATGAGAGGCCCCGCTGGGACTCGAACCCAGGCACTATTGCTTAACAGGCAATCGCTCTGCCGCTGAGCTACGGGACCGTAATCAAATCATGCCATGCTTCTTGCAGTGTCGCATCATAGTGAAAGATGCCCGCCGGGAGTCGAACCCGGATTTTCCGAACCCTCTGTTGCAGGTGGGGCTTTTCACTGCCGTTGCTCAAACGGGCTACTTCGACTCCACCTGGTTCGCTTATCGCGGCTGAGCTAGCCGCAGCTGGTTGAGGTTCGAACGTCTTGCCGTTAGACCAAGAGCTGATTCAATGATACCACTACCCCATGTCATAAACAACTATGACACGATGCCGGATAAGTGGCCCTACTTAATAATGACGCTATGAGACGTGTATTTTAGGGGTGCCTGGCGGCGGGTGCCCGCACTCCGTTACCCACCGCCAGGCCAAACCAGAAACCAAGAACTAGGTGTATTATGCCGCATTGATATACGTCTGTCAAGACTTGAGGATCGAACTCGGCTTCCACGGTTGCACAGGCCCAACCTTGCCAAAGTCAACTGCACGTGACAGTGCTGGCACATAGCTGGTGCCTTTCTCCTCACTGATGTCTCCACGGTGAACACCGCGCAGTAGATTCTTCTCCTGATATGACCCAAGGAAGCGAACCATCCAGTCCGGATCATGACTCAGGTTCTCCATGCCACGAATCATTTCCGGCTCAAACGGTGGTGGCTCTGGATGAGCCACGACGTTCTTGATGCCGTACTGCTGCAATGTGTTTACAGTGCTGGGTCGAATCTTAGTGCCGATCGAGTAGTGCAGGACTGGTTTCTCCAGATAATGATTCATGGCTCGCTTCGGATCACCCTGAAGGCTGCCCTCACGCGGCTTATATGAATGCTCAAGTCGGCTATAGGACACAATGTCGCCTGGCACATACTGACCATGCTCCTCAGTTAGCCGAACGTGGTCAATCAAGCCACGAGCCATGACTTCAATGTTCCGACGGTGATGCGGCAGACCAGACTCCTTATAGGCATTGCGGAAGGAGTCGACGAAATAGCGACGGCCTTCACCGATGCCCTTATGCCTGACAATTTCAGCTGGGTTAGGAGTGCCATCAGAGATCACGTCGCCAGCCTCGACTTCATCCCCACGCTTAACCTTGGGGTCGTAACCAGTGCCAACGTAGTGTCGCTGGCCGCCGATGACGATGTAGTTACCGCCTTGTGGCGCTACTTCAATGTCACTAACACGGCCATCAAGTTGGGCATGAGCAGCACCACCCTTGAAGGTCTTAGGCACCTGGGTGAGCTGGTTGATTAACTTGAAGCCACTGACACCCTTAGCCGCACCGACAATACCGCCGGAGTGCTTCGACGAGAGCTGAGCTTGTGCCAATGGTTCGGAAAGCGCCTGGGCGGCGGCGATGCCAATGTTATCTCCAAGTGGCGCAATACCACCACGCTCGCGATAGCCAACATCTCTGGCGTACAGGCCACCGTCCATTGGACCAGTAGTGATAGGGCTGCGAACGACTATGTTCTTCAGACCCAGACTCTTCAAGTGCGAGAGGATCTTGGGCCGCAGGACGGTATTGCGAGGATAGCCGCCTGCTGGATAAGCCAGCAGAGCACCCTCGTTATCAGGATCATCCAACTCGACAGGCATGCCCTGATGAGCGTGATGGTTCGCGTCGTCATGATCGTGCTTGGTGACGACCAGTCGATGGGCGAGTTGGTTGAACTGCTTTGACAGGGCACCAGCATCCTGGGTGGCGAACTTGGTGTCCATGACACCCTTCCGAGCACCGAAGGTGCCAGCGTAATATTCGACCGGCTCCAGGCCCTCAGAGTAGCTGCGAAGGATCGGGATTGGAATGGGCCGATCCTTGTGGTCGACATACATGAGGTCACTACCACGCAGCGACTTGAGACTGACCGGGTTGCCACGACCGATAGCAGTGACTTGCTCGGCCAGGGGATTGCCCTCCTTCTTGCTTTCGTGCAGAATGGCCTCGGTCAATGGTTGATGATGGCTCAACGCCAGCTCGATGACCTGATTGTCCTTCATCTCGGGTGACAAATGCGGGTTGGCGTGGATCTGCTGAATCTTGGTCTCGATCTCCTGACGGGCCGTTAGTGCCGCACGAGCAGTGCGCATGTGCGTCAAGTCGAAGCTGTGTCCGCCAGTGTGATAAGCAGAATGATATCCGACCTTGGATAAGCCATGAGCAATGTCGCGGTACTTATCAGGGTACTTCTCGGCAACCTCTTGTAAGAGTTGCGAGATGCCCTTCTTGTCGAGGATGCGAGCATGGTCACGCATCTCCTCTGGGAGGAGTTCGTTAACAGCTAGCTGACCTGCGGTTGTGTGGAGCATGGCTTCCATACCTAAAAAAGAATAACTAGGTGGGCACGGTTGACCGTGCCCACCCTTGATTCTACCTTACATCGAACCCCAGCTTAGCCGCTTTGATCTGATCATCTTTTATGGAGTGATAGTGACTGAACCTGATCTCGCCATGAGCATCTACGTAATACCGATTCCACCCACCACAACCGTAGATGTCATACACCTGATACAGCAACAGCTCAGAGAAGATGACTGGCCAGTCCCTTGAATCCCCTTGTTCTTGAAGTTGCCTGACATGGTTGCCGCTGTTATGCCTGGTTCTGCTTAGCCACGACAGTGCTCCTAGCAACGTATAACTACGATCCTCTCTTTCCTCTCTAATTGACTGCTCTACCCATGATAATCCCTCCAGCTCGATGAACGCGTTGATGAGTTCTAGAAACGGTGTGGTGCGAAGGTTCATGTTAACCTCCTGTGTCTTCAACCCTTGAGCTAGAAAAAGAAACAGCCAAGCAGGTATACCGCTTGGCTATTAGATAATGACACGTTTGGCCTAGTAAATTAGACGACTGGGATGGGCCGTGGGATTGGCTGGTTCGAGCTTATCGACGATGACTGAACGGTCAATAGCCGCTTGTCTGAGTCGGTCGTTAAAGTCTGGGTCACCAGCACGGAAAACGCGAACGTGACCAGGGACGACCTCCACAATTAGCGCGAATGGAGTGCCATCATCATAAGTAGCCAGAAGCCGCGTGGCCTTGATGACCAGCGGCTTCTGGAGTTTGTCATGCAACTGAAGGATCATTATGTCTCTCAACTAAGGACACGCTGCTGTGAAGTAAAACCGTGGATGACTTTCCGAAGACGATGTGCCTTCTCACGGGCAGAATTGGAGATTGGCATACCTTCAATCGTCTTGTCAATCGTGCCATCATCCTTACCGATACTAAAATCAGTCATTGGATTGCTAGACACGATACCTGCCTTGTCCATGCCGGTTTCGTTACGACGACGGAACATGAGGGCAACGGCCGCTGCCTTCGATAGCACGCTATCGCCGGTGATGGCCTGTGTGATCTCACGACCAACAGTCTTGGTGAAAAGGTCACTCGATCGCTTGCCCATGCCACCGCCCATTCCACCCATCGGAGCGCCGCCGCCCATACCACCCATATCACCGCCACCGCCTCCACCGCCGCCGGGGAAGGCACCCTGCATTGCCTCAATTGGCTTGATAGCGCTCTGCTGCATCGAGGCACCAGGGCTAACGTCTGAGCCACCAGTCGGGCTCTCAGCCGGGGCACCGGTCTGTGGATCGCGGTTAGGACCGTCAAGTACGTCTGGAGGTAGCTCAATGTTCGCGTGACGCATAATGGCAAAGAGCATCTTCTTCAGCTGGAATACGTCGGTGGCGATGGTGTTGATATCGGGCTTGACGGCAGGCTTGCCGTTGGGGCCGACACCTTTGTTGCCCTGAAGGCCAGTGGCCGCCATGCCCTGCTGGACACCCATGGCAACCTGTCCAGCGATGGAAGCAGGGTCAGCCATGCCAGCACCACCGCCCCCGCCCATGCTTGGATCAGGAGGAGGTGGAGGCATTGCGCCACCACCACCAGCGTCTGGTGGCATGCCCATGCTTGGATCAGGCGGCGGAGCACCACCAGCGCTTGGATCACCTGGAGGTGGAGGCGGAGCACCACCGCCGGCAGCCGGATCACCAGGAGGCGGGGCGCCACCGCCAGCAGCAGCGTCAGAAGGCACGAACGCCGCCTTCGTGCTGCCATACTTCTCTCGCAAGCTGGTGACTGCAGCAGCTAGAAGGTTTGGGTTAAGTCCATTCATTTTGACTTCCTTGCTTTGTGGCTTCAGGGAGTACACCCGTTGATTCTATCATTTGCCGGCCGGCTTGACGAGTCCTGGAGCTTTCATGGCCGCGCCTTGACCAGGAGTGGGCACGTTGGCGGCACCCTGGCTGGTCGTTACCTGCATCTGTGGTTGTTCCGTCTGTTGCACTGGGGCATTCTCCACACTGCCAAACTGAGCGGCCGGTGCTGGGGCCACTGGTGCAGCATTGGTCGCAGGAGGCGTTGCAGCTGGTGGCAAATTTGCTTGCTTGTCGACGCTCGGCTCGTTGTATTTGTCGTATAGCTTCTTCACACCGTATGCAGCCAGTGGCGTACTAATCGATAGCATCGGATGTTTCATGGCCATTCCGCCAAGCGCATCAACTCCACGCCCGGCCAACGAGAATGGGCCTCTCGGACCCTTCGGCCCGCTCATTCCTGGAGCTCCCGGCAAACCAGGCGTCATACTGAGATTCAGTGCCTGAGATGGAGCAGGATCGTTAGCGAGTTTCGCCAGAGCAAGTTCTACCAGATGTTGGTTGAGTCCCATCGCAGTCCTCATTTCTGTGTGTTGCCAAGTCTACCCATTGTTCACCCATTAGTAGTGTAACGGAATCTTAGCAATCTTCTCGACCTCATCGACGTGAGGACATTTACCATATCGACCCTTGGCCCAGTTGCAGTTTGCGCACAGAACTTGAAAACCTAATGGGAAGCCATGCTGCTTCAACCATGAATAGAAGTTGGCACCAGTTGGATCGCCCATCTGCCGGCGATGCTCGGCGCCGTTATTGTCGACATGGTCGATGTGCAAGAAGTTTGGTCGTGTTTCACCACAACCGGGACAGTTGCAGTGGTAACCACCATAGGCAGCGAAGACTTCATTCTTTAGTTTAGAATGCCTCTTCTTGTGACCAGCTTTTTCTCGCTGCCGGCAAGCATCGCACTTCACACAGCCATTGGTCTCGTTTGTACAATCTACACAGATACCAGCAGCTTTCTTTCTGGCAAGCCCAGCTTTCTTGCCGCCTTTCCAGTTCCAACGATGGTCAGTCATTTGTCACCTACAATATGGATCGGATCAGCTGGCTGCAGACTACCATTATAGAATGCTCGCAAGGCGTCTTGTTTGGTAGCAAAAACTCGCGATGGCTTATCATTCTTTTTTGCAGTTGCGTTGTAGACTCCTCCTATGTATTCCTGCCTTAAAAGGTAGTGCGCCTGAAACCGGCTAACGTTGAATAGATTTTTACTGGGCATCAGCTTGTCCACTGCTTCATTACGCGCTTCATCAGAAGCCGGGACGTGATAGTTCGAGGCGTCACCGTCAAAGTCCATGTTGAAGCCACCAACCACAATCGGGCTGATCTGCAGAGTCTCACCCTTTGTCAATCGTGGCCAGAATGACATGAGTCCGTAGCGATGCAGAGTTGGCGCTCGGGTCACAATAACTGGACGCTCGTTGATCTCTTCAAGCATTGCCCGCTTGGCCAAGTCATGCTTGTTACGGACGTGCTCCAGGGCCTGCACACGGGGCACGCCCTGCTTGACTAGCCGACGAGCAATGAACGGAGTGTAGATTTCCCAGGCGCGGGCCTCGGGAAGACCCACCTCATCCATGTGTAAGTCTGGATTTGGCACAACCACTGCGCGACCAACTAGGTCGACCGTAGTACCGATCAACTTCTGCTGCACTGTGCTGAACTTCGGGCTAGTACCGAAGACATGCTGCAGGAAGCCCTTAATCTTCTTCTCCTGAAGCTTAGGATGAACGGGGTCGCCCAGGCCGGTGACGCCACGATAGGCGTTATACAGGTTAAGTCGCTCGTCACCGATATCCTCCGAGACGCCCTTCACATCCTTGAGCGCCTGGTTGGCGTCGAAGAGCTCCTTGTAGAGGTAGTTGGAGTCGCTAATGATCCGACCACCGCTTTGCTGCATGACCGAGATTGGACGGAACATGGGCGGGATGACCGGGACTTTGGTCATCATCCAATCCTTGGGGTGAATGCCCTTCATCTCTGCCGACTTGAGGAACTGCAGCTTCCGCACAGCAATATCACGCAAGGTCTTCCGACCCGACTTAATATCTGCCTGGCACTGAGCTAGCGCCTGCTTCACGTTGACGCCTGCCAGAGCACTCTGGATAGCCTCTGGTCCAGTCTTACCGCCAAGTTGGTCACTACCAGCAATTACTTTCTCGAACTTCTCTTTGGTTAAACCTAGCAGTCGACGGATCGGCTCCTCCATGACTGGATTGGGCATCGGCTCGTGCAGAGTGATCTTGGCCCAGCGGTTGCCGTTGTGACCGCCGGTAAGCGTTTCATCGAAGAGGCCGCCCTTGATGGGGGTCAAACCAGTCTTCCAGTCGACCGTCTTCACGTTCTGCAGCTCACGGTCGCCAGCCATGTCATCGACGTTCTTATCAGTCAACTCCATCAGGTGTGTCTGCGTGCCCTTACGGACGACGTTGACGCCAGAAGCCTTGAGGTAGTTGACGAACTTCTCGTAGACGATCGGCACACGTGGCGTCGGTGGCCGATTGCCCTGCATGAAGTTCGACCAGTATTCCTGGTTCTTCTGACCACGAATCAACTTGACGTCACGCAGCGTCTCGACAGCACCGTGCGAGAGCATCGCATTGACATCCATGAGGGCCATCCGCTTACTACCCTCGACGCCGCCCTTGGCCGGCATGCCCTCAGCAGTGTAACCACCCAGACCGCGACCCTGTCCCTTCGATTCTGACGTATGGTGCAGCTTCATGAAGAAGCGATTGCCAGTGAAGACATTGTCGATGGACTTGTTAGTGGTTGGGTCGAAGATCTTGCCGAAGTTGTTAAGTCCGTGCTTCTCACGCTCCTTCATGGCATACTCAGTCAAGTCCTTAATATTGGAGAAGTCATCGATAGCATAATACTTACCTGTCTTAGCAGCAATTGCGCCAAGAGTAGCCTCGATCATTTGAGCTGGATTAGTGCGGCTAATAACGCCAAGCGGATTGGCCAGCACTTCATAGGGGTTTCCCTCTTCATCATGCGGCATCTGATCATCAGGTATAACGTCAGCGATGACACCCTTATCACCATAGCGGCCAGACATCTTGTCGCCGACCTGCAGCTGGTTGAGGCTCTTCACCGCGACTGTCACGCCCTTATCGGTCTTCTCAACGTCAGTGACCATACCCTCGGCATGGTGATCCCAGGTGAGTGAGTCGTTAATGAAGCTGCCCTTATGCGAGGTGTGAACCTGTTTGCGCGACAACTCACGTTCGCGAGCGGCAAGGACAACCGGATCACCAGGCTTGAGTACAGTACCAGGCTTCACAATACCATCGGTGTCCATACCCCTGAGCTGTGGCTTCTGGAAAGTGCCCGGGAAGATGCTAATGAAGCTGTTGAGGCCCCTGCGATGCCGCTCATCCCACTCCATCGCGTGCTGGTACATATGCTCAGAGGAGAGCTTCTTGGCACCTGACTCGGAGATAACGTAGGCGTCCTCATAGTTAAGCCCACGGAACGGAACGTAAGCCACACGTAGGTTTTTGCCCAGGGCAACGTGACCATGTTGGTCGGTGTAGTTCGACTTGGCAAGCAATTGCCCAGGCTTTACTGGGTCACCCTTCTGCACTAGCGACTCGTTGTGAATGTAAGTCTTCCGGTTGTATGGGAAGTTGTTGTACAGCTCGTGGGTCTTGGTCGAACCATCGGCGTACTTGACGGTGATCTCATCGGGCGACACGCTAGTGACTCGACCAGACTGTTGCTCGCCGAACACTGCACCAACTTGATTGCCATAGTGCTCCTCGAACGATCGACCCACAGCACCCGGCACCTGACCACGGACATGTGGGGACTCAGCATCCTTGATCGGCAGGGCCTGAGTGAGGAAGCGGGAGGCCATGGCGGCACGTTGGCCCTTCACGGCCGACTTCATTGGCACCATGTTATTGATCGGGCTAAACCAGTGCTCGGCGTGCGGCATGGCCAAGTCAACTTGATCGCGCGGGACATACCGGGTCTTGCCGCCAACAATGGCGGCGACCAGCGGCTTGCCTTTTTGCAGCTCGCCGGGGAAGGCCAGTGTCAAGTCAGCCACGTCCTGCGGGCTGCGATAGACCATCTGACCCGACTTGGGATCCAGGAATGGCGTGTAGATGCGCCCGTCGCTGCCCTTCTTGGCAACGTGGCTCACACGCGAGTCGACACCGACCTTGAACGACTCCGGGGTGCGGAGCAGGTCGATGTAACCCAAGTGGCTTGGCTGCACTGAACGAGCTTCATCGGGAACAGCGTCGATACTGGGAATGCCACCATAGCCAAGTCGGCTGACTCGGGTCTGCTGATCGAACACATCTGCTGGATTTATCTCTTCTAAACTATTGGCACTCCAGGAGTTACGTCGATTGCGGCTAATGTAAAGACGCTCTCCAGGTACATGAGCACAGTAGACCGGACCTACATAGTGACGCTTGTGACAAGTGTGGCCAAATGCAGTTGTAGAGCCAGTCTTCAGTACACTAACAACATAGCTATCGGCCCACGCAGGATTCTTTTCACTTAGCTTCCGCTTTGAGATATAAACTGCATTACCAAGACGATTGAAGGCTTCCGACAAATCTTCAGCAAGTTGTTCAGAAACAGTTTCAGCTTTGTGGTGTCCATTGCAAACATTGCCGTCGCCAGCCATGTAGGCATCCAACAGCAATGCCAACCGTCGATTAGTCCAACTAAAGCAGTATCGTGGTATACGCTTAACCCGAGCATTACTACCATACTTTGCAACTTCTTCAACAAACTGCTTGTTGTTGATACAGAATGTTTTGTTGCTATGATTGTAATTCCACTTGCACGGTAGTTGCGACAGCACACGAATTATCTCGGCATGCTCCACCGGATGCGCTACAGGACACTGCGAGATACAGATACGCCGTGTCTCGTTACCGTTTCGCTGCGTCTCGGTTGACACCCAACCCTCACTAATATACCAACCAAGAAAACTAGCCCAGATGTCACCAGGCGTAGTTAGCGGACCAGTGTCATTCTGCCACCGACCTGTTTTAACTGAAGGCAACACGAAATCCGTATCAACACCATCATATGGTGGAAGCGCGATGTTGAATATTCTGGTCTTGCCGTGTGCTTGTTCAGCTAACTCTGTCTGATAATCAGAGTAGAACTTAGACTTACACCACAAACGATGGTTAGGTGTAACACAATAATCAAGCCGTTTTGTTGTTCGACAGTATAGCTGTCCATCGTATTCATACTTGAACAGCTTGTAAGCTTTGTGGTAGCTCAACTTGCCGTTTATCAAGCAAGCAAATAGATCGTCTTCGGTGACTACTGGCCAAGCGATGAAACCACGCGCGGTCAGCACCTTTGTTTCAACATCAAAGCACTGCCCCAGCCCACTGTCCAGCAGCGCGGCGTGGATATGTCTGGTGAAGGCGCCAGTCGGCATCTTATCCAGATTGCCGTGCGTGGTCGCCTTCCAGAGCAGTTCGTTGAGTACCCGCTTGTCGCGGCCAATACGCTCAGCGAACAGGTCTTCCGGTCCCATGAAGTGCTGGAAAGCTAGCGCGTCACGATCGTCGGTGTCAGCCTCACCGCGACTGACACCAAGCAGCTTCTTGGTGGTCGCTATGGCAACTTCTTTACCGAGGCGACCATAAGGCTGACCAAGTGTCCGCTTTGTGACCTCTGGGTCTAGCTCCATCTCACTAAACGCCTTACCAACTGCTTGACGCTTGTCTTCCAGACTGGCATTAGGATCACCCTTCTTGCCGATAAGTCGAGCATAGAGCTTGTCCATAACGCGAGGATCGTCCTTCTGTGCGTTAAGACCATGTAGCTCGGCACCCCAGGCGTCACGCAATTCGCTATCGGTGGCACCCATCGCCTTCATAACTGAAACGAGTGGCATATTAGCTTGGCCAACACGGATCTTGAAAATGCCAGTCTCTGGTTCCAGGAAGTAGTGATGGCTCAGACCCTTACCGGGCATGATGTTGATGTGGCTCTCCAGCTCACCATTTTCCTTACGACGTGTGAAGACACCAGGTCGCAATCGCATCTGATGGCCAAGTGTGTACTCGGAACCGTTAACGACGAAAGTGCCCTGGTTAGTCATGCGAGGAACGTGCGCAACCGTAGCAAGACGTTCGCTGACAAGGTTACCTTGAACGTCCTTGAGCCGCCAGGTGCCACGCAGCCGACGGTTCAGTGTCTCACCGCGAAGGATGGCTCTCTTGCGTTCGTTGATAGACACACCTTCGTCACTGGACCAATGCGGTTCGTTTAGCTCAAGACTGTAACGGTTGTTGGCTACCGGCTGAATATCTTGTGCTGCTTTGAGCACGTTATCATAGATAGCTTTGCGGGTAGCGTCGGAGTCACCGAATGAGCGCATCGTCACCGGGGCTGGTGGAGGACCAGCTACAATGGACCGTTGCTGCGGCGGCTGTGCTGGCAGCTTAGTAGTGGTCGCCGTCGCACTGCTCTCAACGGAGTCATGCGTTGGCCCCACGGTGACAATACTAGGCATCGTGCCCTCCAACATTATTCGTCAAGTTCCTGTTCATCAGCCGGCCTTGGTGCTGCGAACTGAATCGATTCAGGCATGGCCTGTGCACGGCGAAGCGCTCTCTGCTTCATGACATCACGCAGTAGATTTTCAGGTTTGCGTCCTTCCGCCCAACGATAGCCAGCGCGCAGACCGAAACTACCGCTTAGTGCGGCTGCTAGCGCCAGCGGACCAAGTACACTACCAGAGCTGCTAGCATCTGTTAGTGGTTGCTTGTCGGTTGAGGTCACCGCACCAGGTGTAATCGAGCTAATTGCTTGCTTCTCGACTGCATCGTATAGGTAGTCAAGAGCCGAGCTGATCTTCTCACTACGTAGCTGCGGACTGTCATACTGCTCTAACATTGCCTTGTCGAACTCTTGCTGTGACTGAGCCAGCTCGTTGCTACGTACGCTCTTCATCTTGTTATGCAAAATCCGATTCATTAGAGCGCTACTGCCAAGTAGGCCACCGACGCCGACAGCCGGAGCCGCAAGCCAGCCAAGTGGAATGTCAGACGGATGTTGTGCAGTCATACCAATGAGCTGCTTCCAGTGTCCAAACGGTACTGAGGCTGCAATCTTCTCCGGCTCATCGCTAGGTGGTAGCCTACCAGGCGGCATGGTGAGCGGGATATTACCAGGCAGAGCCTCTGGCTTCTCATTACGCATTTGATGCAAGCGATGCAGACCGAAACCTCCAGTTATACCACCGCCAATAGCAGCACTACTCAACCCAAGCAGTGCTAAGGTCTTGAGCAACTTATTACGATGCTGACCCCAATCCTCATTTAGTTCAAGCCCACGGGTAGGCACTAGAGGTGCATCTGACGCAGCTGCAGTCTTTTCAGATACCAACGGATGGGTGTTGCTGCCCAGCAAGCCCAGCATCCCACCCCGGACTTTGTAAACCGCTTGAACTAGTGGGAATGACATGACATTGACTCCTAGCCAACCGTGCTTGTGGAGAAAGCTGCGCATAGCGCTGACTCCACTCAATATACACCGTTACCTTACCATTTGCATGGTTGACATGTCGGTCGATGAAGTGATGGACGAACATACCATTGACAACACGATCCATCACCCAATCGTATTTTTGCTTCTGCTCAGCACTAGAGAGATCAAAGAACTCACTGCGATACTCAAACTGGATTGCAACATCTGCTTCAAGCTCTTGCTGTGTTAACGTTGGTGCATGCGTGCCTTTGAACGGAACAGGCAAGTTGCGTGACCAGAAGAGTCGCCCGCCGTGCAGATCTCCTTGTTCTCCGAAGAATTTGAAGAGTGACACGAATATCCTTTCAAGTAAGCCATAGCAGCTTCTATAAGCACTGGGTTATCTCGAAACAAACCGAGAGCCAAATTGCAATCATGACACAGCAAACCTCGAACTTGCTCGGTAGTGTGATCGTGGTCAACAACCAGCCGGCGTCGTTGCCGGCTGGGTATTTGGTGTGGCTTACGTTGACAAATTGCACAGCGACCCCGCTGCCGGTCATAGATTTTGTTGTAGTCTTCAAGTGATAAACCGTAAGTCCAGCGAAGGTGCTGGGCATGTGTCTTGTCGGTACTTGTGCGGTGACCGGTACTAATGATCGTGGCCGGTTGGTATTGCCTACGACACTGCGGCTTATTAACACGCTTGATCGTTTTTGCCTTTACACCACGCTGCTCTTTTTCCAGCTTCCGACGGCAGATTCGACATGGGCTCGAATAATACAGTCGGACGACACCAGATGGCAACACTCGCTTATTCAACCGGAAATCACTGAGCGGACGACCAACGTAGCAGCTGGTGCAAATCTTTCTCTGTTCCTCTGCCATGAAGATCCTCCCTGATCTTTGGCATTAGAACGACGACGGCGAAGATCCCCCAATACGACGAAACTGGCGGGCTAAATCTGTTTGCCGCCGCAGTTCACCGATGAGCTCCTGGTTCTTAACGTCCTCTTCGTCGAGCCAGTTTCCCTTTAACTTGCTTCCCAGATAACCGACACCAGCACCGGCAGCACCAGGAAGACCAACACCAAGGGCTAGCGCCATTGGCAGTGGTGAGCTAGTCGTTTCATCACTCTTATGTGGACCATGAGCTTTGAAATACTGAGCATGCAGCCAGTTAACTGCATCAGCAAGCTGACCACCAGCTTGCTTCTCACTGGTAAAAGAAGAAATTAGGGCGAGGATCTGACCCTCTTCAGTCAGACCCTCGTCCACACATTGCTTGATGAAGCCACGCTTGAAGGCTTCACGAGATGAGAGTGGCATCTTGCCTCCCTGAATTATTCTTCCGGCTTCACCACCGGGGGGAAGAGGGTCTGGCACTTCATTTCCCGCAAATCGACCTAATCGTCGCGGTGATTATTCAGCATAAACTTCAGCTTGGCGGCTTCACGCTGCTTGTGTTGATTGGTGCCACCACTACTGAAGACACCGTCCTCAATTGGTTTGCTACGCAACTCTTCGTCGGTTGGCACCTTGACAGCCGGATCCAGTGCAAACTCAACACCAGTCTTCTTAGACCAGTCTATCATTCGTCTGACTGGAACGATGAGACCGAAGCCTTCACCGGCACCCATCACCAGCATGCCAACGTAGCGTCCATCCAACTTGAGACAGACAATGCCGCCCGAGCTGCCCGGGAACGACGTTGCAGTCGTCTGATCGTAAATCCTACCATCGAACACACGACCGTGCTGAGACATGATACCGCTGGTCAAGCTATTGGAACCGATTGGTCCGAGTAGTGAGCCGCAGTGGTACAGGTCCTCACCGATATCAGGGATGCCCTTTTCGAGATAGAACTTCGCCGAGCTATTTGGCTTGAAGTCCTTATCTCGCAGTCGCAACAGACATAGATCATGACCATTCTTTGAGTCAGAGTAGCGGATCACTTCAGCGTCGCCGCTATAACTTGACACGATGCGACCTTCCTCCTTGTTCTTGTTGAATCGGAGGATATTGGCATCGTCGAACTCAACCTTCAGACGCCTCACGCCTTTGTCGTCGAGGACTTCGTGTGTGCGACGTAGAGGCTCGGTGACGTGAGCAGCCGTCCAGATCCAGATTTGACCGTCGCTAGTCTGCACCATGACTCCGGAGCCAGAGAACTGGCCGGCGCGAACTGTGACGCTAATGTCCTGCAGATACTGAGAAACCTTGAATGCTGGCTTGTTCTGTGCTTCGACCTTTTGTGACACCGTGATGGCTGCCATCATGATGACAAACGCAGTTGCAAGCATAGTCTTTCTGAGCATAGCGGAACCCCCCTCAAGTAAAGAGTTTGGATAGAGTAATTGGCGCTGGGACTAACGACGTGATCGGCTTGTTCGGATTAGCTTGCGGGATGGGCGGTAGGTTGACGCTTTCAGGTGCAAAATCTGACGAGATCGCACCAACCGGCGATACACTGCCGGTGCCAGCGTATAGCATAAAGCGGCGACGTTCTCTGAGCATCTGGGCGACAGCACGAGGATCGTCAGGCCGACCTTGTGTCTTGGCCTCACGACAACACTCAACACCATTCTCGATCATGGTTTGCATCTCGTTGCGTTCATCGGGCCACTGCTTACCCCAGCGACCAATCATATCGTTGAGGCCCTTGAGTCGATAAAGAAACTCTCGAACTGGTACGACAGTAAACGCTTTGTCATGACTTGGCGGGAAGCGTTCGTCGACGATGTTGATGAGACCTCGCTCAGCCCAGTAGTCGAGGTTGCGAAAGCGATAGTGACGACCCTTGGCCATAACTGTATCCCTGCAGTAAAAAACTACTCGCTACACTTCACCCCTAGACTTTAAGGGTACACCGAACTTGTCTTCCACGTCAATGTCTAGACGTTGAGAAAGTACGCCGATCAACTCGCGTGCGGATGTTTGTGCTTGATCGTTCATGGGGTCGTTGATGACATCAAGTCGAGCCAGAACTCCAAGCGACATGTATAACGCCTCATGCAAACAGTTGTGTCTCAGATTGTCACGATGACTATCGATGTTGGCTGGATCAGACAGGCTGTGCTGTGCTGTTTGCATGTTGATCTGAGCACGGATGCACTGACGAACAGCGTCATACAGCTTAATGGTCATGCTGCCCCCGAAGTTAGAGGTCCTACATAACTATTACTAGTGTAACGTCTTGTTGGGTAAAGAAAAAGAGTGGGTGGCAACTTATGTCACCACCCACTCCGCAGGACGGCCAAGGAACCGTTTATCAATGCTGCCGTTGCGGCTTCGGCTTAGGCATCTTCAATTTGATTGTGCCATGAACGGGTGGTTTGGCCCATGGCGCCGTGTCACCATCCCCCACCAGGACGACGAGGACGTTAGCGTAGCTGGGTGGCTTTGCTGGCCACGGCGTGTAGCCATCGGTGATGACGATGATGGTCGATGGCTGTGAACCGGGGTTCTTTTTCACGTCAGCGTCAATGGCCTGGAAACCTTCACCCATATCTGTGCCGCCGCCACCAATGGGCCGTAGGTCTTTGGTGCAGCAAACCTTCTGTGCTGCAGCAGCTGCAGCGTCAGTGAAATACACCGCGATGGCAGCCCGGTGACTGAAGGTGGACAGCACGCCATCCACTTCAGCAATGCCCTGCCCCACCTGCTGATCGCTCATCGAACCAGAGGTGTCGATGATCATGGCGACCTGCGGCAGGATATCCTTGTAGAACGGCCGTAGGAAGTCGGGGTTGAGGTGTTGTCGGCGACTGGGCTTACGATAACTCGGGTAGACATAGCCCGACTTAGAAACGATCATGCCCTGGATGCTCTGTCGCAGGAACGGACGGTAGTCCACCATCGGCGTCAGCGTCCGGTCTGCCCAGCGCTGCCAACCCTCGGGCACGTTGCCACAAGACTTGGCTGCCTCCTGGATCTGCCTTGCAACCTCCTGGGCAATGATCTTGGCTCGCATCTCACTGATGCCAGGCACGTAATCCTTCTGACTGTTTTCATCGCCAGCCTCACCGTCCTTGGACTCACCGTCCTTGGACTCACCAGTCGAGTGGGTCGGTTCCGGCAACTCGTAGTCCTCCGGATTGCCATGAGCACACGAGCCGCAGGCACCAGAACCAGGCATGAAGCAGATTTCGATGGTGGTCGTGTTCTTCTTGAGCAGCTCGTAGTATTCCTCAGCCAGCAAGTTGCGCTTGAAGCCGAAAGTATTCGGCGTCAGTGGCTTGCCTGGCAGCCGCTTGAAGATCGCGTCGTGCTGGTTGATCTCAATGTCGTCTGCACAGTTCCAGATCTCGTGATCGGTTGTGGGGATGCCGTAGTCGACGGCACGTCGTGCGTGTTCAAGCAGCAAGTGCCAGACCTCGTGGACCATGACCATGGCTCCCTCGTCGGGAGTCAGCGAGCTGAAGAAGTCCGGGTTGACGTACACCCGCCACCACTTGTCGACCGCACAAGTCTTCACCTTACTGGTGATGACAGGGATCAGGCTCATCAAACCGTAGCTGAGAAAAGGGAACCCGGTCGTGGCATCACAAGCACGGAGACGAGCAGAGTAGATGTCCCTTTCCAGAAGCTCAGGTGGGATTTCAACGGTCACAACGCTCATAGGATGTCCTCGTGCTTTTTCCTCGCAAAGTCGGAGAGTTCAGTCACGAACTCCCAGAACTTCTGCGGGGTGTTGCGGAATGGTGCTGAAATGTCGTTGAAGGCTTTGCACATCTTGTAGCACATTGGTGGATCGCCACCGATCTCTTCAAGGCATGCGTAGCGCTCCATGGTGATCTGGTGATCGAGCAGATACGCCTCCAATTTGAGCGGATCGATCTCGATGTGGTGGACGGCCTCATCGCACCGCACTGGAATGCGAAGCTGGCTCATAGTGCCCTCCAGCAAGAGTCGCGGTATGCCACGCTGGATCAGGATCTGTTGGGGAGAAGTCATCATCAAGAGCTCGCTCAACGAGACGGTTTGCAATAAGCCAATGCTCCCCAACAAGACAACGAAGCGTTGGCGGATAGAAGATGGTTTTTCCACCCTTGTCCTCAAACGCCTTGACATTACGGATGATTTGACCGCGAGTTGCTCCGATGTAGAAACCAACTCGCCCAATGATGGTTGGTGATTTCAATCCTGACACGATGGTTACGCGATAACAAACACAGTCAATAGCTCTAGATAATGCGTCACGCCAGTTACAGTACGTGGGCGTGAGCACTTCTAAATTAAACAGATCGTAATGCAATTGAAGGTATCCAGGGTGGAGACCGGACAACAAGTCGATGGCCATGGCACAACATGGAATAGGATCACCGCCGAGTTCATACAACGCTTGATAGCGTCGTACGAACTCGGCGTCATGACTGGGTAGATAGATTAGCTTTCGCTCTAGATCGACAACAACTTCGTGGGTTGCATCTGAGCATGTGAGCTGGATGGCAAAACTCATGCCTTCCTTCTCCAATCAACGCCAGATGCCCGCACCACCTTAACGATATCTTCAATCGCCGTGGGTGGCTCAGCACCTTTCGGGTAGTTTGCTGGATCGGCAATCCGCCGAGCTGCTGCAGCCACAATGTCTTTTGGGCCACGACTCTTGAGTACCAGCAGCAGAATATCCCACATACTCTGCCACGACTTGATGACGTAGCTGTGGAACTTCATGTCCTTCTTCTTGGCATCGCCCTGCCGCTTGCGATTCATGATCTCAGCGACACAGGCCATGATTAGGTAGAACATCTTGTCCGAGGGGACGATCGTCATGTCGAAGTTCCCCGGATTATCAATGATCTCCGATGGAGAAGGAAGATCGAAATGGTTGAGGTACTCCCACAACTGTTTAGCGGTGGCACCTCCTAACGCACCAGCCCATAGCCTCTGTCGCACATCCTCGGTTGCATTGCGCAGCCGACAGCCTGTCTTGATACGACTGGCAAAGTCAAGCGAGCGGAATGTGCAGAAGGATTCATCAGCGGAGCCAGCTTCGGGTGGTTTGTTCACCAAGTCAGGAAACTGCCTGGCAAACGAGGCGACGACTGCACGATCACGCGACCACTCGGACTCAGAAGTTTCACGATTCCATCTCTTGATAACTGGTGGATTGTCCCAGTAAGTGATGAAATTCTCTGCCCACTCCGTCACGTCTTGATCGAAGTTGAGCCGCACGAATCGGTTAATCGTGGGTAGACTAAGCTTCCAACCACCAGCGGACATCTCCGGCGGATTACAGCACGCCGTGATGCCAATCCTCTCCTTGTCGAGACGGATGCCTCCGATGATGTAATCCGAGAAGATGCCCAGTGTTGGACCAGCTTCAGCCGGCGGGATGCAGGTCAACTCCTCGAAGTTGATCAATGCGCCACGATTGGAGTCTGTAGCGTCAATGGCGTAATCAGGTGGGGCTTGCACTGTAACCGTGCATTGCTTCCCATTAATCGTCTTTGGTTCACGGGCAATGATTCGAGCTCCGTGAACGTCAATACCCTCATTCTGCGAGAGATTGATATCGATATGCAAGACATTCAGTTCATTAGCCATCCATTTCGTGAATGAACTCTTGCCCATACCTGGGGCACTGACCAGCAGCACATTTAGCTGTTGATCGAGACATATCATGACATCCTGAAACATCTTCATCATCGTTGACACTACCAACCCCCTGATGCTTAAAGAAAATGCGCTGTGCTTGAAACGCAACGAGGGGCTCCTTGCGGAGCCCCTCGTGTACTTACAGAGGCAAATATGCGGTTACCGGGGCTTAACGCCCACGGCTACTGCCCTTGCCCTTCGTACCCTTGCCCTTTGCCGTGCTGCCCTTGCGGGGAGTGCCCTTTTTGATGGCGGCTGGCTTGGGTGCACCCGGTGCGCTACACGAGTTCGTCATGACTGACCTTTCTGAACTGAGCTCTAAAGAAGTAGTGAGGTTGACAACCGTTGCCATCCCCGATGCTTCCAATAAGGAAACTGTAACCGTCCTCGCCACTTATATCAAGTGCTATGATGTAAAAATCAGCACTGGTGGGACGACGTCGCTCATCTGCTCATGATGGCAGATGTTTGGCCTTTATGATAAGCCACGCCACTGAATACTGACACGTTACCATGACCTTTTTAGATGTTCTTCCACGCCTCGGCTGATTCACGATCAGCATTCTCTTGCTCAACTATGTTGAGCTTGGCGTAGCACTCGTCCATGACGCCACGAAGATAGTCGGCATAATCCGAGTTATCCTCGCCCTTAACTTGCAGCCTCCACAACTCTTTGTGTGATTTAAGGTAGGTGAAGTATGGCGATGGTTCCTCCGTGGCCAACTCCTCAGCCATCGGTGATACTTGTGCAGCTATCGATGCCAAGTCAAAGATTGGCGGATAGATCTCCTCTGCCAGCGGATTGAAGATTTGCAACCTCTTCGTCGCATCCTCTTGACAATCAAGACGCGTAAGCAAACGTCGATTCGACCTGGTCAGTTGCTCGATCTTCTCATCAAAGTAGCAGTACAACCACACTGCCACAAAGACGAGCAACATGCAGTTGAGCAACATCGTGACGAGACATATCACGAGCAGGTCAATTACACTTATATTCATCATATGGCCCCCTTTGCAACTCGCAGCTCCGTCGGCACAGTTGGGGTTGGAATGTGGATTTTGAACCCGGTTGGCTTGTGTGTCAAGCCGGTAATGCCAGCCATCTCTGAGTCAATTATGAAATTGTGTGGCTCGGAGCGAATGGTCTGTCGTAGCAGATCATGCTTAGCTGGCCAGTTACCGCGATCAGACTCTTTCTTTGCTTGACGTAACGCTGCTAAGGCGCCACCGACGTGCTCAGCTGGATTGCCAGCCGTTGGTTGCCGCATGGTGCGAATACGCTGACGTGCCGACCCCATCTCGGATGCAGCGGTCTGTGCTGCCTGACGAGCTGGGTAGTCCTCATGGAAGGAAATGAACGATGGTGCCCGTAACGAACCAGATGGAAACTTCTGTTGGGCCTGTACCCTGGCGACACGACCAACATAGTCGTCCTGGTTCTCCAACAAGTCACGACGCATCTCGTCGGACAGTCCAGTACCAACTCGACCAATGATGGGACCTTCAGGCTCATGGCTGTAGTTGAAGCCACCAGCACCTATGCCCTCATACTTACCTTCACCAGGGAAGATGCTACGAACATGAACATCGTGGTCTTCCATGAACTTGATCTTGGACGGAACTCCCGTAGGTGAGTGAACGACCAGACCCTCACTGGTCAATGGATGCTGACCAGCACGTATACGTTCGAAAAGCGCACGGGCTTCAACTGGAGTCCTTGCTTCCTCTGGAGCATGAAACGTCTCGCTGCTCGGCAGAAGCGGCAGGATCTCCTTCAACTTGGCAAGCCGCTGAGCGTAGGGCATAGCTGCTGTTGGCGATTCTCCAAGCTGGTGAATGTCGAAAACAAGATTACGCAGTTTGATCTGCTGATCCCGTTGCCTTTGGATCGACTTAGCCACTCCGGCGTTGAGGAGTCCACCAAGCTGCTGTGATGGAATAGCACGACCTTCGGGACCAACGCCATATAGTTCCCCCCGCAAAACCGTTCCAATAAGCTCACGAGGGATCTGAGCCCCGGGTCGTCCGTGGAACACTCGCTCGGTGTGGACAATTGGGTATCCAGTTCCTTTTGCCGTTCGATAGGAAACCACCTCGACGTGGTCTTTGAACAGTTTTGTGAGACTTGCTGCACCATCAACTTTTGCTTGTACTGAGCTTCCTGGTTGAAGACCATCAATAATCTCCTCAGCTTTCTCGGTAGGGATGGTCGCGTAGTGAACTTTGTCGTAAGGAATTGGTTGGGTCTTGGTAGTGTTTAGCAATAGCCAGTTCTTGCCACTCTTCGGCTTGATCAGAGCGAATCGTTCGGGAAATCGACTTCGCGCAGTGGTGAAGTGGATTGCATTCGGCTCGATCCTGGTTACCAAGACGTGACCTGACTGAGTCTTACTGACCGAGCCAGCACCGTAACCACGAGGGATGACACCCTGGAAGTCCTTATACCCATGAGCATGGATGGGTTGTTGGACAGCGAGGTGTTTCTGGCCAGGCATGGGCAGACCATTACGTGCTGCCCAAGAATACAGTCCAGTTTCAGGTGTGCCGAAGCGGACATCATAGTGTTCGCCAGCGCGTTGAGCCATGTGACGCTGCACAACCCAATCAGCAAGCTGGCCAGTAGTCAGGCCAGCCAGTGGATCACCATAGGCATCATGATCGGGGATTCCAACTGATTGTCTTGGCACAGTTAGCCTCCGAGTTTCCGTGCTTCTGGTGGTTGGCTATCACGCCAGTAGACCGTGCAGTTGTGCAGGAACTCTGGCAAACAGGGTAGAGCAAGACTCATCTTATCAACTTCTGGCTTGATCACTCGGTACAGCTCCAAGTCATTGATCCAGCACCGCTGATGACCCTTGGCGTTCATATGGGTAGCAACGGCTGTCTCCAGCTCTTGAACACGAGCCCGAGCCTTCCTGAGCTTTTCGTTCTCAGTGAAGTACATATGCTCAAAGCCACCGCGCAATGACCTGGTCTCGTTACGAGACCTACGGGTGTAGTAGCACCATACAATCATGATGTTATTAGCTACAACACTGATTAAAAAGAGTATCGTGATCATGCTGCACGTCCATTCTGTAAACCAACCTCCTTCAAGAGGTTCAGGAACTTCTGATTCAGCCTCTCCTTGCGAGCAGCCATTTCCTTCAAGTAGGCATCAGCACCAGCTGCCTGACGTGACCGGTCGAAGCCAATCCGTGACAACAGTCTATCCTTGAAGCCCAGGGGTAGCTTCGAGGAGAACTGCTGCACAGTCACATCCTTCAGGTCCTCCGGCAAACCAGTGTGGCTATCGAACCGCAGTCCACGTCCTTGCATCTGATTTGTTCTGGTTTGGTGCCAATACGGATCAAGCATCTGGATCAGTTGGGTGCCTCTAAATGACAGGCCCTCACTACCAGAGGGACCGATCAGGGCCACACGAATCTTGCCAGTGTTGAAGTTCTCGACGAGCTCTTTTCGCTGCTTGTCGTTGAGCCCACCATGGAAGAGGGCATTGGGTACACCCTGCTCTGTCAACTTGGCAGAGTACGGCGTCAGCCCAGCGTCGATGTAGTTGCTGAAGACCAATGCCTTCTTGTCCGGGTGACTGAGGTGCTTCTGCATCTCCTCGTGAGCCTTGATCAACTTGGGCGACATGTGGAATGCTTTGACCGGATTCTTTTCACGCATATACGGGTATGGCGACAGGCTGACCTGCCGTGGCCCCGTTAGGAAGCTGACCGATCGCTGTAGTTCCTCGGAGTTCATGGGGAAGTCGTTCTTCAGCTTCCATCGGATATGCCACGGCAGCTTCTCCCACATGCCACGATAGATCTGACTCTGCTCAACGCCCATTTCAACATCATGAACCTCGTGCTTGACTGGCACGGTCGTCGACTTCGGAGCATAGTAGTCAACCCGACCCTTGAGTAACGCCTTCAGCTCCTCAGCATTCTGGATGTCTTCCTCTCGACCAGCAGGCACACCACGCAAGCGAGCCCAAAAGCCTGGTCTGACCTCCCGTTCGCCAACGTAACGCTGACGGAACTGCTGAGGGCTGATCTTCTGGCCGGTGAGCATCCGAGTCGGCACTGCTAGATCCTGTGGATCGTTGACGACTGGCGAGCCAGATAGCAACGTAATCTGATGCGCTTTCTCTGCAGCGCGAAGGGCCTGACTGGTCTGAGCAGTCCCAATGTTGCGCAGCCGATGAGCCTCGTCGAAGATGATTGTGTGCTGATATGGCACAGGTTTGCCACGAGCCAGCTCGGAGTAGCTCATGACGTGCTGCGGAGTCTTCTCGTCAGTGAATTTCTGGATCTCCGACTTCCAGTTTGCGCGAAGGGCAGCTGGTGCAATGGCAGTATACGGCTGCTGCTGAGCCTCCGCCATTCCTAGGGCCGAGAGCGTCTTGCCTGACCCAAGAGCATGATAGAGCAGCTTACGAGACGGTTCGCCTTGCGCTTCCATCTGCAAACGTGCTTGATGTGGCTGCATCTGTACTTCAGGAAGGATGTCAGCTTGCTTGATCGAGTCGAAGAGACTGACCACCTCCTTATTCAGCGACATCATTGCATCGTTAGCCATCTACATCACCCTTAAACTGGACTTTGACCATGAGTGGCAACTGGCGAACGAACTCCATCTTATCATCATGTTATTTTATAGAGGGTTGCAGCGACAATACAAAGACGGGCCATATGTCGCTTCCAGTCATTGAAGACATCACGATGATCCTTCCAATGCAACAGGAAGGACGCTCGCGGTAAATCGGGTGGCTGATAGACCCACCGCCGGCCGCGTCGGGTGATCTTATCATCACGCCAACCGTTGACCGCAATGACGATGGTGCAAGCAGCCCAGTGACACTGAAAATGATTGTCTAGACGCAGTGCGCCAAGGTTAGTCAACCAGCTAACAGCATCAACTGGCTTATCAGGAATGGTGCCGAAGTTGAACGGTTGTCGAGAGATCTGACCGCCACCGAAGATGTTGATCGGAGCTCTGTCAGGTGCGTCAACTGCTATTAGCTTGTCAGGCTCCTTAAGCCAGCGGAGTTGATCAAGCAGACAAGCCTGATCCTTATAACCAAGTTTGACCAGCCGTTTCCGGAGAGTCGGAACGTTATCAGCATACTTACGAAAGCGCTGAGCTTCATGAAGGAATAGTTTGTCTTCGTGTAACTGAATCAGTTTTTTGCTAGACATAGTGGTAGCTCACAGTCAAAGAAAAACCCGGCACTTTTTGGGAAGTGCCGGGCAATAAATATGACGGCAGGCCGGCTTACTGGTAGCCAAGACCCAGACCACGACCGCGACTGCGGTTGAGGTCATTCTGGCTCTCAGGCAGCTCATTGGAGCCGGTGAGTGCAGTTGCATCAGGAGATACGACGTCAATGGTGAAGACTTGCACCAGGATACCGCTCGTGGCTGTAATGCTGACACCAACCTGCGTTGCCAGGCCGATAGCGATAACCGTGTTGGTATCGCCCTGCGGGAACGCAAGCGCCACCTTCGTTGGATGGCTGTTAGTCCACACTGGTGCTGGTACTGGTGGAACCTTGCCCGTTGGGGCAACTGCAGCGACATGCAGCCTAACTTGCTGCAGGGTCGTTACGGTAATGGCCATGATTATAAACCCCCGTGTGGTCTAGCCTGATTGACCTCCCGGCCAAGGGAGGTTCCATCAACCAAGGCATCGACTACAACTTGATTCTACCAGGTCTGGCCAGGTTAGTTCAAACCAGATTACGGCTTGAGCCGCAACGCTGGATTACGCTCATAATCACCCATTGGCACCTTCGACAGAGCCGGTGGCGCCACGATATTAAGCGTGAAGGTCTCATTACCGGTGTCAATGGTCGCCGTTACTACTGGAGCACCGACGGCAATGGCCTTAACCTTGATGCTATGACCATCCTGAGCCATCTCGAAGAACTCAGCTAGGACGTGGCTGGACAGCGTCCACACAGGCTTCGTAGCCGAAATGTAGAAACCGCCATCGTTACCACGATTCTTGACCGTCAGAGTTAGCACATCACCAGGGAAACAACGGATCGTGACCATCATGTACTCCTGAGTAGAAAATTACTCGCCATACTCACATTATGCCACGTACCGGACGGTCCAGAAATCGGCAGATAGGTCAGGATCGACCAGGTAACTATAGGGCATATAGAAATACCCCTTGTCACCCCACTCAACACCCCAACTGTTGCGCACGATCCAATACTGCTTCTCGTCGTCATAGCCAACCAACATAACGGCATGACCACCAACCGGCGCCTCAGAGTGTATTGGCATCGTCATGATGCCAGTATGAGCGACGTGTTCCGCCTCGAAGCTGTTGTAGACGGTAAAGCCGAAGACCACCGGGAAACCCTCAGCTAGGCACGCCTTGAGGTGCTTTTCGCTTTGAGTGACACGGCTGTAGGTGTCGATCTTACTGGAGACAGCAGCTTCATAGATGACCTTTGACGGCTGGCGAGCAAATTTGTAGATGTCATAAGGCCACAATTCTTCGGGTGGATAACCCCAGCGCTGCAGGGCCTTCATGCCGTCGCGCAGATACGCACCGCTGTCAGAGTCGGTAGTACCTTCGATCCTCCGCTCGTTGTAGTAAATGAAGAGTCGACTGGGTTTAACGACGTCGTCGACGCCAATCTTACTATCAACGAACTGACACAGACCAGACAGCGCCTGGGCCGTGCAAGAGCCAAGTTCAAGCTGATTATCAATGGCTGGGCAGCCAGATCGCAGGTCTGTCTTAACAGGTAATGCCTGCAATACAGGTGCGGTGGCTCGATACTTGAAGTCTCTATGATCCGGGTGGTCGGGCTTCCACCCGTAACGTTTGACTGCAATAGCCATTGGACGAACCCCCCTTGGTTTCTGATTCGTTCATTCTACCACAGGGGAGTTCGCTCAGATTTGTCAGCCCTCACCACCGATATCTATCCATGGATCGTCAACGACATTGACGATTATCTCAGGCTTTTCATCTCGTTCCTCTTCCGGTTTGCGCTCCTTCATCCTGGGTTTCATCGGTTCCAGTGCTGAGCTAAGCGGATCAAAATCCATTTCTTCCTCCAAACAAAAAGTATACCGCCGGACAATCCAGCGGCATAATTGACATCGAGTTGTTTTCGTGAAAGTCGTTAATTAGGTAGTCGCGGCGTCATCAACCAGAGCGGAGCAGCAGCCTTCTCTACTGTGCTCATGTCAAACACCTGTGGATCTGGTGGCTGTTCCAATTGATTGAGCAGCTCTTGGTTAGCCGGCTGTTGATCGGTACGACCAGCTATTGCAGAGCCGGATGCATCCAGAGCCTGAGCTTGCCCAGATGACTGACTTTGATCGCCACCGGAACCAAGCTCGCCATCAGCAGCCAACTTTGGGGTTATTGGTTCCTCTTCCTTTTGCTTGAACATCGGCGATAGCGCCTTGTAACCACCGTAAATACCCAAACCAGCCAAAGCTGCAATCGGCAGGGCGCGCACAGCCAGTGGTCCGTACTTAGAGAAGTGTTCACCGTAGATATGACTAGGCTTACGATATGCCCGAGGCAAATTAAGCTCAACCGGCTCAAATTGCTTGCCGATGCCCCTCTGAAAATCAACCGGACCGGCAGCTATACCTTCTGGCTTCTGTAATAAGCCAGGTTTCAGTGCCTCAAGACCACGATGCACCAGTGTGGTGCACGTCTCACCGGGCTTACACTTCATACCAATACGCCACTTCCTGAGAAAGTCACCACCAAAGTTGGACGGCAACATCTTCGACAGCTTCCTGCTAGCGTCGCTACCCATGATCTTATCCACCAAAGTTGTAAAGACACTACGACCGGATGGAAGCGTAAACTCAGGCATGCCCTCAGCAAGATGAATTTCGGTGTTAGTACGATGACCGTATGGCGCCAGTCCAGTCTTTGGATCAAGCACACTACGATACGCCTTACCAACCACATCTTCGCCACCAGCATGAGCCACGGTGTTACTGATATTCGGGCGAATGCGCATATATTGGTGATGAGGATCATTGCTGCGCCATCGCCGCATCGGATACTCAACGACCTTGTACTGACGCCCACCAGCTAGGCCATACATATCGTAGATGTTGTCCTTTGGTCCCACCATTGCTGTATGACCATAAGGAACACCAGCAATTGTCTGTCGAATGAGACCTCCCACACCGTGCTCACCGCCAAACGCATGATGTAGTAATACGTCGCCTTGTCGTGTAGGCACAGCGGGGCCAGCATTCGGTTTACCCAGCACAACGTCCATCAGCTTCTTACGCGCTTCCGGATTAACACCAGCAACGTCTCGACCAGACATCATCCGCATGAGATTCCAACGGCTCTTAACAGCAGACTGTAGAGCAGCAGCCTGTGCTGGATCGTGTGCCACAGCAGCAGCAAACTCAGGTCGCTGTATCATAGTATGTGCATGCTCAGACATACTGGGAATGATCCGGTTCAACCCAGTACGAGCCACATGTGCAGCACTAAGCAGACCAGCGGGAGCTAGACCGGCATAACCCATCTGACGCCACCAACTAGGCTTCTCATCCTCCTTTTCTACCTCAGCCGCTTGCTTCGCTAATGCCATGCCCCAGTTGTTGTAGACGTTGCCACGATAATCATGGTCGTGCCACCGACTCAGGAACTTCTGCAATGACCACGACCGCTCAGGTGTGTCAGAGTTTGGGTCCATGAAACTCACCGAATTATCATCAATGCCTGTTATCACAACGTAGTGCCCAGATTCCCAGCCATCACTTGGGCCACCTTCTGGACCATCAAGCTGCACAGCAACAATTACCGGAGTACCAACGGCAACGTGTTGTTTCAATTGCTCAAGGCTCATCTCGCCAGAGTCCACATCGTGACCATGATTTTCAGCCGTCTGTTCCAAGTTGACAATTGGGGTGCCATTAGCCTCGCTAGTGTTAGTCTCCTTCTCGTATGCCTGTTGGTTTGTATGACCGATGCCCATTGAGTTCTCGACCGCCTTAAGCGCCGCCGGACCGCAGTTATAATCGTTATCCTGTTTCTCGTGGATAACTGGAGCTGAACCGGATTTAACGATCGCTTCCGGGTTCTCATTCAGGATATCCTGTGCCATGCTCGGTTGACCTGACTCTTTGAAGGCTGCCAGGCGACGCTTGAGGTACATACCGTAAGCCGGCAAGCCCTCAGTGACAAGATGCTTGACACCGGGATGAGCTTGATCCTTATGAACTGTGAACCCTTGTGGATGACGATGAAAATGATGCAAGTCCGATGGGTGACGCCAGGTCCTGAATTCAGACTGGCCAAGCTCGGGAATGGCAGTATAACTTGGGCGGAAACCGTAATCCCTCATATCATTTTCATTGAAGAAATCGTGCGGTACTATCACACGCTTGTGATGTGTGTTAACGTCAGTGCCTGACCGATCAAGCGTGTTAGTGATCTTCTTGAATCTCGCTTCTAACTCCTGTCGCCGTTCAGGGGTAAGCATGGTCAGAGGATCAGTGAGCTGACCCGGCATAAGTGAGCCAGCCGCCAACCCAAGTCCACCACCAATCAACGCACCACGTAGAGTATTGACGTGAGGAACCTTACCACTGGCACCAATGGCTCCACCAACAACAGCGCCAAGAGTACCAGGTACCAGGATACCACTCTCCTTATCCATGCCAATCGAACCCTTGCCCTTGGCAAAACACGGACGATGGAACAGCCAGCCCTTTTTGTCGCGGTAGATGCTCTTCTCTGTAACTTCTTGTTGACAGTGGGGGCAGACCTTTATCTTGCCATCGTGTCTCTCGACTGTGATGACCGGCAGGTGGTGTCGATGCTCAGACATCTTACTTCTCCAGCCGTTCAACAGCTCGCTTCTCGTTCATTTCCTTAGACAATCTCATAGCGGTGACTAAGACAGCTCTGTCGATTGTAGCTATCTTACTGGTGTAGTTATGGCTTTCTCCACTGACCAGCCAACTCTTATCCGGCGAGACAGTGTTGGTTGTTTGATGTTCATTTTCTCGGCCCATGTGGCTATCGGAGCTGTCACGCCGTCGAAAGTCAGCAGATGATTGTTGCGCCTGTTTCTCTGTTGTTCCTTTTGAGTTGCCCATCGACAATTGTTGAGTTCGTAGTGACCGTTGTTGTTGATTCGTTCTAGCGTATGCTGCATCGATGGACGCAATCCCATGTCCTGATAAAAATTCAGGAACTCCTGCCATCTTGCACAAACGGTAATACCACGTTCGCCGTAGTGAGCCCACATCTGACACACTGGACTGCTGCAGCGCCAAAGCATCTTTCTCCAGATTCGATGCTCTGGTGTGTTGGATAAATGGTGATGTTTCTTCCGACCAATTTGTCTGGCCACACACTCGTAACGAGCACGCTGTTGACGCCTTATCTTCGTTCGATATTCGTCCCGATACCTCTTTAGGCATAGATTGCACACCTTCTGCAGGCCATCCTTCTTGGATCGGTCTTTCGAGAACATTTTGGTTATTCTGAGTCTCTTGCACCGGCAACAAACTTTCCGCCGCTTTGCTAACATCGTTATTCCTCAGAACACTTTTTCGCCTACACCCAATTGTAATGTGAAATTGATGCTTAGGCAACGGTTCTAAGCCATACGATTTGCGAAGATTTTTCAGTGCCAGGCTAGTAACTTCAATGAACCATACTTTGGACATTTCTGGCCAGCCAGCTGGCTCTACAGATTTAAGACTGCGTAACGCATAGGAAAAGAAGTGACCACGTTCAGAAATCCTATCAATGCCGCCAATCTCCTTTAGTTCTTCCGGGCGTATGACTGAAATGTGGGACTTGTAATCATCGTAACCAGAAGCTGGCGGTGGGAGTTCTACTCCAGGTTCATTAAGCGCATCAAACGCACCGCGTACGAGCGCCATAGGCACTTCGAGGACTACCCAACCCGACTTGGTACCCACCAGGCGGCCGGTAAGCGAATAAGATAGCGCGGGAGTCCCCGCTGCCTTGTCCATGTAGACGTACGCGTTGGCGGCGAAGTACAGCTCGTCGAAGGCTTTCTTCACTTCGAGTGCTTTCGCTGGGGTCACGGTTAGAACGCTGAGGTACATGACATGGCTCCATTGTGTTTCCTCATCTGACACACAAACCTTTCAAGTTGACATTACCCCTCCTCGTCACGATGCGGATGCATAGGCATTTGAGCGATGAGCCGAGTGATGATCCGATCAGCCGCCGCATTGGTTTCAACGTGAATTTCTCGGCGAACTTGTTCAATGGTCACTCGCAAATCCGTCAGTGACTTACACATGTCGTCGTACTTAGCGTTGGTTGCCTTGGCAAGCTCTTTATGGTCTTGACCAAGGTTAATAAGCTGTTGTTCGAGGCGTTGGAGTTCAAGTCGAGTGACGAAGTTCTCAAGCTTGGTCTTCAGCTCGTCCAGCTCAACTCGCCTGACGTATTCCTCATTGCGCGACGTGAATGGCCAGAACAGTGACTTAACTCGCTCGACAACGAGCAGAATGAGCGCGAGCGCCATAACGACCATGCCGATATCACTCAGCGTGATCGGTGGATAGAACTCTTGTGCGAAAAGGAGACCAAGTGCAGTCATTGATCGCCCTCCGTGGCTGAAAGAACCACCTCGCACGGTCTCGTCATCCCCTACGACGAGTCCGAAGCAATGAGGGTACGCCCCCAAAGCCCACAAGGCGGTCTACCACGAGCACACCCGCCTACCTCCACGCCACGCGCATCTAACGACTCAACGTGGCTTCCGAGGTTTGAGCCGGATCGTCCGTGATCCTAGCCCGAACCCTCTAACCAGCCAGTGCTTTGGCCACCGTGCAAGGTTAGTCCCTTCACCAATCCCCGCACTCGGTCTTGAGCAGCTGTCCTCCAGATGAAAATTACGAAAATCACCGGGCTACAATCATTCTAACAGATCACTCACCCTCACAGTCCGGCTCCTGCGATATGGCTTGTAACGATACACTTTGTGCCTGACTAAACGGGCTAATAATGCACGGTGGTTGACTGAGCTGATCCAGGAAGTTCATGGACTGCGGTGGCCAGCGGCGAAACATGGCGCACTGAGGTGGGTTGGCCGCGCTCCACCGTCCGGTCTCCTTGACCTTGAACATGTTGCTCATGGTCTTCACACACATCTCGACAGCTGGGTCGATGAAGGTCGACACAGGTAGCCTCTCAAAGGCTTCCTTCAGCTCCGGTACGACCTCCTGAACCTTGAAGAGGTTCATGTTGGGAGGCCGTAGGGCTGGAGGCGCCATGAATTCCTTCTTCATCTCTGGTGTGATCTCGACGCCCATTTGGACGAACAACTTGAACATCAGCAGCTTGAGGTGGCCAAGGTCGTAGGCGATCTTGGTGATGTCCGGCTTCCGACCGGGTGGCACCTTCTCCATCAAGCAACCGATGTCATACTCCATCTCCCGCTGGATGACCAACATCAGGCCGACGTCGTCACCGACAGGGCCAGTAGGTCCGACTGAGTTAGTCAGAGCCTGCGGACCGATAGGTTCAACCAGAGCCAGTGCCTCGTCAGGCAGCGGCGTCTTCTCGCCGGTGCGGTAGAGCTTGGCGATGGCCGGGTTGAAGTAGCAGATATGGCACAAGTTGAACTTGTACTTCTTGTCGTCAGGGGTGAAGTCCTGCCGACACTCAGAGCATGTCCATGTCATAGTATTCTCCAGTAAAAAACTACTCGTCGTTGATAGCTCTCAGCTACTGCCATCAGAGAGCATCGAGAGAATGTCAGGCAGTGGTTTGTCGCCAACGAATTTGAGCGTCGGCAGGGTTGCTGGAACCTCCAGCGGCTTTGGCGGAACATCCGACACGATATTGGTATTGCGTCTCAAACCGTGACGGATGTCGCTATTATTGGTTTGTTGCTTGAGGTACTGGTAGCAGGGGTCACAGTACCAGACCTTGCAAAAAGGGGTGAGCGTACCTGCAACAGTCATGAGCACCTTGTGATGGCCCTCACGCTCCTTGCAACGTGCACAGTATTGCGTGGTCATATCCATTACAACTCCAATGATTCCCTTCAACCTGGCCCCACACGAATCGCGGAGCACTTCTTGTCACACGTCCGCCCATGGAAGAGCGGACAAACGATGTACCAATGGGTGAAGTGAGTGACTTGTGGCCAACCCAACTTCCTGCGAATGCAATTCTCCCAGCACGTGACCGGGCAGATGTGATTGGTCGTGAGCAGATAAACGCAGAAGCTGATGACCGGCATTGCGATATACAGCGGCTGGTACAGTAAGCACATGAAGCAGGACAACAGCAGGCCACCCCACACGGCAACATGACCAATGACGATTAACCAGTAGAGCGTCAGATGCATAGCCCTAATGTAATCGAAGGTGATACCGTCAGTCAGCCGATCACCATTAGGCTCTGTGTATGGCCCACCGGGTCGTTTGACATTCATTGTGACCATGAAGTCATCGACGTTCGTGTCAGCTGGACACAATTTGATTGCAACATCAATGGCCCGATCATAGAGCATTCGCATCGTCTCGCGAACGGACCAGTTGTCACTGACCTGCCCAACCTGCTCATGCAGATCCCTGGATAGGTGGAGCAGCGTCTGTGGCCCGACGCCATACCTGCTACACAGCTCAATGATCTTGTCAGCTTCCTTATCACTAGTTGGCATGAGTGTATCCTCAGTCAGAAACTTTCTCCACGAACTCACGGAGCATGGTAGCGCGGTCGCCAGTCGCCACGACGACTACAGCTGGCTTCAGCTTGCCGTTAGCAGCCTTGATGAACCCATCCAAGCTAATGACAAAGATCTTCTCCTCAGCATTAGCCAGTTTAACCAGCTCACGAACGTCATGTTGACTGGTCGAACCGCGCTTTTCCATGCCCATGATATACCTCCGATTTATCTGGCAGTCAGGGCGTCCTCGATATTTGGTTCGAGGTCAACGTCCTGTTTGGTGATCATCGCATCTGCATTATCCAGCATTCCGCGCTGGAGTCGAGCCTGATTGAGCATGTAGACCATATCCATGGCCGTCTCTTCACGAGAGCACTGGAAGTTGATGGCTTCCCGTGCCTTCTTATCGGGGTACTTTGGATGGTCGATCGGACCGGGCAAACCGACGAGCCAGAACAGTTCGTAGTCAGCCACGGCGCCTTGAACCACACCACTCATCTTGGGCACTATGACGGGGACGGCCACATAAGACTCCGGCGTACCAATGACCACCTGTTGGCGATACTCATCCACCAACACTGGTCGTTGTTCAAGTGGGGTCTTCAGAAACTGCTCGCTGAACAGATTCATTCTTTGGGTCCTCACAAAACTTGTGGTCATCGGAGTGCGACAAGCACGCCGGCTCTCCACAATCAGCACAAATCAAGGTCGTAACTACTGCGTCGTTAGATTCACGAGCACAGATATGACACCGTGGTAAGACGCGTTTAATAACCTCACCAACCAAAAGCCATTCAACGTTAGGACTATGACACCAGACACACGGGTCTGGTGGATTCCACTGATGTGGCGGTAATACAAACGCAGCAGCGATACGACCACCATTGTCTTCACCACAGTCATTGCAGTGACGTGTATAGATCTTGCCGGTGGCCATACTTGCTTTGTTATAACCACCGTCGCACTTCTCACACCCATTTTTACAGTATGGACATTTTGCTTTCACGGTCGGATGGTCCTCCGTCGATTGGCCTTGCGGATGTCATCCCAGCAGTTAATAGTGCTAGGTAGATTATTTCGTTGCTCCAGCTTATCCTTGAGGTCCCTCTCTCACTGTTGCACCTCAGCTAGCTCAGCCTCAATCTCCTTCTTCGTCTTGACCTCATTATTGAGGTACTTGATGACGAAAGCCGTGAGCGTAAGACAGTCTTCGACTCTCGTCTCCTCTCGCACGATGTCAATGCAACCAGCGTCGATTGAGTGACACAACTTGCCTGTGTCCGGGTTGTAGTGCTTGGCAACGAACGCTTTCACATCATCGAAGTCGACCCAACTGCCGTACTTCAACTTGTGGAACTCTTCGAGCGACAAGCTGGAGAAATCGCTCTGGTCGATGTATCGCTTACTCTTCCAGTTCCACAACCGAAAGATCGTCCGCTTCTGCTTCGGATCGACCACGATACTGAAGTTGATACTTGAGCGCTTGAGCTTATTCCGCTTGGTATGATTCAGGACCTCCATGCCCTGAAAGCATGCCTCGATAGCTTCTTCCTCGGTCTTATGGATGCCGCAGCTTTCGGTTCCGTCCTGGATACGGACCTGGGATTCGTAGGTGCCGTCTAGCAACCGGAAGATGGTCATCATGGCTCAATCCTCATCATCATCGTCATCATCATCATCATCTGTGGCAATAGCCTCGCTGATGGTCTTCATGGCCGCCGCATGTTGCGATTTGCTTAGGTCGACCATCTGCTTGATAGTCTCAGTCAAGATACGATTGCTGGACTCCTGAGACTTCTCAACCCGCTCCATGGCCTTCGACAAGGTGCTATCGATCTTGCTCGACAGATCCTTGCAGAGTGACTGAACAACGTCGTTGGATGACTTGGCCTGGTTTGCCACCGAGTTGACTGCAGACGCATTGGACTTCTCCATCGACTGCAGCAAGCAGGTGAACATCTGCCGCATCTCAGCAACGCTCGGGTCAGGCTTGTTAGCTGCCCGGTCGTTGGCCTTGTAGACGTCCCGCTGAAGCTCATCAATCTTGTGGTTCAGTTGGACGTTAATCTTGAACACCCTCGCCAGACGTCTCTTGTAATAAATGACAACATCGGGCAGGAGTAGTATCACAACAGCCAGGACCAACACGGCTGGCTTGCAGTTGTCTGGTACGAAGCTAAGCCAATCATTGTAGAAGGTGTCCCACCAGAGGGCAACATAATCCAGATACTCACTCATGAGGTACTCCAATTAAGTTCATGATCTCCTTGATCTGCTGTGGCTGGAACACATGGTATTCGACATCGGAGTAATCCAGCACTTTACGAGTCAGCAAGTCAATCTCTTTGGCCTCAGCCTCGTTGCTCTGATAGCGTCCCTCCGTACTGTAGGGGACGTTCCGGCTGAGGAGGATGTTGACTGCGGGGTACTGCTTCTCGAACATCTGGGCGACGTGCATGAGGTCGTGGCTGAACTCTTCCTTCCGCAGCCGCATGTAGACGATCTGCTGAAGGGGCGGGCCGCCAGTAACGACGGACCCGCCCGAGCGCAGCACGACATCTTCCCGATGGATCTGCTTGCCGAACAGCCAAAGGCTGTCAAAGCCTTCCGGCGGGATCTTCCGCCAGGCCATGCTCTTGATGGCCTCATCGACCAACTCGAAGGGCAGGTGCAGCTCCTTCAGCCGGGTGAAGACTCGGGCAGCCATGGTGGACTTACCTGAACCTGGGCCACCAAAAAAGGAAATTCGTCTACGCATGTTCATTCTTCTTTCGCTGATGTGGGCATTTACCGTAAATGCCTTTTGCACAGTTGCAATTGAAGCAAAGGACCGTGAACTCAGGTGGATAGCCAAGTCGTTTGGCGACATACCAAGCCTTGTAACCTGTCACTCGCTTTTCACGTTTGTTTCGACCGTTGACGTGATCGAAAGTCAGGAACTCGACTTGATCTTCACCGCAGCATGTGCATTTTCCACCATAAGCAGCCAAACCTTCAACACGGACCCGTTTACGTCTGTCATGCTTTTGTGCTGCCAACTTGGCTTTGTTCCTCTGTCGGTAGAGACGTTGGTACACTTTCGTGTGCTCAACCTGCACAGCTGCCCACGCTCTGGTCTGCTGTCTACGCCGCAGCTTCCATGCTTCACGATCCTTTGCTGCAATTTTCCTCATTTCTTGTCCTTGCTCTCAGGAAACAGAGCAGCCAGGACCATCATCGTTGCTGGAAAGGCCAGGAAGACCGCTGCCAACCCAGCGCCAAGGCCACACATGACCGTCAGCTCTTTGTTGCCAACGACGGCCCCGATGTAGACGGCTGCACCAGACAGGCCGAAGACCAACAACCACGGGAAGACCAACATCAACAACAAGATCAAGCTGCGCATGAGGCAGACTCCTTTGCGTGGATGCGCGACACGAGCCGGTTAACTGTGGCAACCGGATCTGGCGCCTTGGTGATCGGACGGCCAACCACGATGTAGTCAGCATCCGGAATGCCGATAGCCTTGTGAACCTGGTCATCGTCCTTCACGAGGATATCATCAAGTCGGATGCCGGGGACGATGGTCTTGAGACCGAGCTTCTTGGCTAGTTCGACACTGTCAGCAGCACAGACAATACCGCTGAGACCAACTCTTCTAGCCATGAGCATGAACTGCTGCACAACAAATGGCCGATGGGCGTTGTAAACTTCCATCACTTCCTCGTCCGACATGCTAGTCAGCACGGTAACGCCAAAGACCTGGAGCTTGGTGCTTGCAGCAGCACGTACACAAGCCTTGAGCGCCGTGACGCCAGCACTCAGGTGAACGGTAGCTATGCTAGCGCCAGATAAGGCCAACAACGAAATGCCGTTGGTCATGGTGTTGGGGATGTCAAACAGTTTAGGGTCAACCATCACGTTGGTGCGGCGACACAACTTGTCAACGATCGCGCTGCCAAACTCCAGCAGCAAGTCATTGAACTTCAGACCCCAGATCCGATCGCCAAGTTGGTTGATCAACTTATCGACCTCAGCGAACTCCATGCCATCAGCAGCAACAATTATCTCTGGCTTCATGATGTACTCCTAGAAAAAAGTCGGGCGATTAGCGAAACTCCACAGTGATATGTCGCCGGTCGTCACTCAATGTGACGTCTGCATAGAAGTCACGACTGGCAGACTGATTATTGAGCTTGTAGGTGACAGTCGAGTCAGCACGTGGGGTGATATTGCCTTGCGCGTATTCCCACTCACCAACACACGTCAAACGCCGCAAGATGTCTTCCACATTCACCATACTGGTGACCATGATGACGTCATTGATGCACGGCTCCGGGGAGCGTTTCTCTGCATGCAAAGTGAGCCTACGACAGACCATTTCCCTGGTGTCAGCATCGTGTCGAAGGTCACTCTCGTACAGTGGGATACCGTCAATCATGCACAGCACCAGTTCGTTAGGTGCAATCGGACAGTTCTTCACCGGCAGCTTATAGTGTTCGTCGCATGCTTTCATGTGTAAGCATTCGGTGATGACATCAATAGCTCGCTTCTGCATATTGACATCAGGATTGCGCAGGTGTTCGATAAGTACCTTCTGGACTAGCTTACGTTCAGACATGGTGCCTCCTTTCACGCTACCCCCGCAAGTCGAGCGATGACATAGAGAGTTAGCAAGTGCCAGATGTTATCAACGATGATTACAGACCACGGTGCCAATGGTCCGGTGGCGAATTTCTCCTGACCGCTGACCTGCACCATCCACTCCAGTGCCAGACGAAAACGGTCGGTAGGCCAATGAATAAAGAAACAAGCTAGGTAACCCCACCATGGCATCCACCCGAAGGTGAATGCAGCCACCGCAATGGTGTAGAACAAGCAGTGAATCGTGCAAGCTAGGTTACCCAGCCAGAACTTCCGCATAGCCTCTTCATAAACCTCGACGTCAAGGATGACGTTAAGACTCCAAGGCTGACCATACGAATCGCGCGAGCGAGTCCGAGCTGCGTATACCCAAGACTGTTGCTTAGGCCATGTATGAGTTTTATTGAGGGCCATCCAATCGTTCTGCACAACATAGTCGCCGACCAGATGACCAAGGAGAAGTTCGAGTCCGATCATGTTACGCCTCGTTGAGAACTTGAACAACACAATCCCGATCAGCTTCACTCAACCACCAGCCGACCGGGATGGCTAGGTTACGAGAGGCAAAGTGGTCGAGACCAGGCAAGCGATACTCCTTACCTGCCGCACGCATAAACGCCGGATGACGATCGCAGCGTGTGTGAACGGGTGACGATGCCACGCCACGATCCTTGAGGACTTGTCCGAAGCCGATCCGATCCTTCGCCAGGATCGTGTACAGCCAGACGTCGTTGGGGTAGCCCACTGGCATCTTGGTGAACTCATCGCTGCTCTTCAGGTGCTCCTCGTAGTAGAGGGCATTCTGCTGGGCCTTCTTCGACGCCTCCAGGGCCTCGGGAAGGTTGCACAAGCCCAGGGTAGCCGCCAAGTCGTTCATGTGATACTTGTAGCCGGCCTCCTGGATGTTCTGCGAGCAGCGGAAGGATTCACCGGAGCGGCGGTCGAGGCCATACCAGCGTAGCAGGCGGGCACGCTCGGCCTGGTGTTCTGGCACCAGGATGGCGCCGCCGTCGCCGGTGGTGAGGAACTTGATGGCCTGGAAGCTCCAGCAGACGTAATCGCCGCCATAATGCGGGCTGAGGTTGTGAGCGGCATCCTCGATAACCGGCAGGCCGATCTCATGCAAGGAGGCGTAGTCGCACAGGCGACCGCCCCAGTTGACCGCGACGACGGCTTTGGTCTTCGAGGTGGCCTTGCGGTGAGCGTCCAGTGGATCGATGTTGCCGGTGTCTGGATCGACGTCCGCCCACACCGGGATGGCGTGGCGGTTGATGATGGGCGTGATGGTTGCCGAGCAAGTCATCGGTGACACGACGACCTCGTCTCCCGGCTTCACACCGCAGAGGTGCAAGGCCAGGTCGATAGCCGACGTGCAGGCGTTAGTGGTCAGCAGTCGAAAGTCTGGGGCGTCCACTGCCTTGGCGAACGCCTTCTCGAACTCGTCGACTTTTGGTCCTTGGCCGATGTAGCCGCTGTAGAGGGTCTTGAGCAGAGCTTCGCCAGCGTCCTTGGACATCAGCACTTTGAACAGTGGGATCATGGCTTCCTCATGGTGATGACAGTATCAGTGCGATACACTTCCTCGAAGCCCAACTTGTCATAGAGCCGCTTGGCTCTTGGGTTGGCGACTTGCACATCTAGCCAGCAGGGCAATGCCGACCGTTCAATCAATCCCTCGAATAGCGGACGACCGAGGCCCTTGTCGCGGAAACCATCGATCAACCCACCAGTCAGCCAGCCTCCTCCTTCTCGATAACAAATGACGCCATACCCGACACAGGAGTCACTCAAGGTGACCAGGAAGACCTTGTACTTGTCACGGTCAAGGTCAATCCACCACTGCATCTGCTCCGCCTTGTTGATCTCAGCCGTATGGCCGGTCATGAAGAGGCGGCAGTCGTTGCGAATGAGCCGTAGGGTCTCCAAATCGGCTCCGTTGCGAATCTCGTGAAACTTGAGGGTCTCAGCATTCATCACTGCTCCTTGATGGTTGCTCGAATGATGATGTGCTTGTTCGTTCCCCGAGCCATGAAGACCCCGCACTCTTTCAGTTCAACACCATGCTCAGCACTGTAGAGCTGGAGCTGTTTATGACTAAGGAAAGAGCGTGGGTAGCAGTTTGGATTATCGTATGCGCCGCCAGCACCGTCGAGCCACGGTTCATCAGCAAGGAACACAGAGAAGACACATGTACCACCTCGCTGCATCATGGGTCGGAATTTACTCATGATCAGCACGAAGTCGTCGTAGGTCAGGTGAGTAAAGATGCTGCCGAGGAAGACGACGTTGGCTGCTTGCAGCGCAGCTTGCTCAACTGGCTCATTGATGAGACCAAAACAAACGCGACTGTCATGCCCATAGTGCTTGTTCGCAGCAGCGATGCTGTTGGCACCCCATGGAGATGGGTACTCAACGCCATAATACTTGAACCTGGCTAGGTGACGGCTGACGTAATTGCAGAAGCATCCGTTGCCACAGCCATAGTCCAAAAGCACCATTGACTCATTGAAATCAATGCCAACAGCTTCGCGGATGACATTGCACCACTCCACGTATCTATCACCAGTTTCACCGTACTTTTCACTGTTCGGTGGTTCTGTTGTCGCGGAGATAGGCTGAGTTGCGATGTCGATAGCTTTCTCCCAGTTGTCGTGCTGGTCCGTGCTCCGCTTACCGAGTTGGAGGTCATGCCAACCCTTGTATTGACCGAAGTGACCGGTGAAGGTTGCTGGCCCGAGTGCCTTGTCGATCTGTTTGTACAGATAGGCATCCAGGTCGCGAGTCTGCAACTCTGGGAACCAGATGCCATGCTTGTTGTGGATGGAATAGCGCCAGGCGACCTGTGAGGCGTCCAACAGACAGCCACAGATCGTCGGTTTGGTGAAACGATTCAAGCTGTGGTAGCTGAACGGCGTCACCCATGGTGCCTTCACCAGTGGATCGTATGGCCAGACGTGAGAGTAGCAGTGCTCGTGATCTGGGTTGTTGTTGAACCAGAGGTTCAGATTGGCCAGGTACTCATCGATCAGGGCATCGTCATCACACAGGAGGATGACAACATCCGCCGGGTTGTCCACGATTGCCTGATTGAGGAACTGACCGTAGCGACTCTCACGGTTCCTGGCTTTGTCCTCAGTGCTGTCACCGGTTTGATAGAACCGCACCTTGTCAAGGACTGGAGCACAGACCTCTTCAACAATCTGGCGACCAGGCAGAGCACTGCCGTCGTCGACGAAGGCCAACACCCAGTTGTCGTGGAACTTATCGGCTCGCACGATGCTCGTCAGCGCATACTTCACCATGTTCGGGCGGTTGTAATACGGCAACAGGATGAGCACTTTGAGATTCATAACTACGCCCTCACACATGCCGAGGCAACATGTGACCCCACTTCGACAGGTAGCGCAGGCGTCCACTGTCCCAGACGCCATGATCCTCGTTCCCGATCCATGCTTGATACTCCGGAGAGCAGGCCCAAGACTGTTGCTTAGGCCATGTATGAGTTTTGTTGAGGGCCATCCAATCATTCTGAACGATATAGTCACCGACCAGATGGCCCAGGAGCAGTTCAAATCCGACCATGTCAGATCCTCACATCAAGGAGAAGTAACCGCCGAGAGAGAACTTGCTGCCGGTGTTGATCGAAGTCTTGTCAGTTGGGTGGAAGTCACTCAGCTTCAGCAATCGAAAATCCACACTGACTCGACTATCTGGCGTTTCGTTGATCTCGTTGCCATGCGTGAGCACAGCACCGCGAAACACAAGGATTTGGCCATACTCGACCGGATACGGCTTGAAGTCGCCCCTGTCTTCCTCTGATTCAAGCCAGAGGGTGTTGGTGTCGTAGGTATCCGTGAACGGCATCCAGAAATTGATCTCAGCATCGTCATGGTTGTAGGCCCGATCCTTGTGCCACTCGCCCACACTGAGATTGCCAACTAGCTGTGCCCGAAACGTGGGGATGACCTGATAGACCAGGGTGCCCTTCTTCAGATCAAAGAGAGGCATGACGTATTCTTCAAGCAGCTGAAGATAGAGCGGGCTGAACTGACCAAAGTGGTCGTAATAAAGGCGGTGCCAGTGCGTGGACTGATCGTGTTCACGATCAAGCACCGCGTAGTTCTTCTGCTTATGCAACTGAGTCAGGTCATGCGTGCCTAGCATGGTGCGCACGATCTTCCTGAAGTCGTACTTCTCTGTGTCATAGGTGATGACGAAAGGATGCGCCTGATTCATTTGCGTGGTCACGTTCAAATCCCCAGGATGTCGTAGTTCTGACTTTGCACCAGGTTTCCGAACACCCGCTCCATCACCCACGGGCCGTCCGGTGTCATGTCAGCACAAGTGATGCGACGCTTGCCAAAGGTGTTAGCAAACAACAACCACCTGGCCCAGAACATCGTGCCAGCAATGAACTTTCCCGAGGTGAAGCGGAGATCGAAGCAGTTGAGGTAGTGAGCCTGTGTTGGGCCAAAACCACCTTCCAGGCCGTCGTCGTACAGCCACTTCTTGCAACCGACCATGCCAACATTCGGCAACTGCTTGAATGTCTCGATGATGTAATCGACATGGGCTGGATCGGCAAGCAACGCCTGAACCAACTCAGCCCGCCACTCGTCGGTGTGCATCTTGCTGTGCAAGAACAGCACTGACTCGTAGGTCTTCCTTGAGTTGAAGATGTGGTTCAACATAGCCAGGAAGCCGCCAATGTCACGATGCAGGTTGGGCGAGATAAGCACCGTGGCCGTAGGGAAGGCATCCACGATGGCAGTTGTGGTGCGCCGGTTATCGTCTGGCTTGTCGTCAGTGAGGTTGACGTACAAGTCAAACGGGTGATGGATGTTGTCGAGATGTGCCTTGAAATAAGGCCAGAGCTCTTGATAGTACAGGTGCAACAGGACGGCGATCATGTCATGCTCCTTGGGTACGCTGCAGCACCATCAAGCCGTTGCAGTTGGGAGTCCGGTACTCGACAGACCAGATGCCCTGATGCTCAGCGAGGAACTCATCGACAGCTTTCATGCTGCCCTGTCCAGGGACTGGTGCATGACCGGGCAGTGGCTCACCATCCACACCGAACGACTCGGTGTCATGCAGGATGATCCACTTCTTGGCCTTGCTCGCGTGCAGCCGCAGCTCCTGCTGAAGTTGTGAGTAGATGTGGTACGTGTCGATGAAGAGTAGATCGGTGGGTTCAATCTCAACTTCGAGCACATTCTTCTGATGGAAAGTCAACCTGGTGCGGCCGATCAACGTCCGCAACTGTGCAATGGTCTGCACTGAGATCTCGGAAATGTCATAACAGACCAGATCCAGTGGTTGTGCAGCCAAGAAGGCGACGGTCGAGTTTCCATATCGCGTGCCCATCTCAGTGATGTGCTGACAACGAGTGGCGTAGGTGCGCAGCGTGGGCAAGTGTTCGACGATGTCACCTGGCGTTTTGCAAACCTGCTGATACTTGAGCGCCAAGGCGTCGTAGTGATGTGCCGCAGGTTTCACAGCGACCGCGTAGGTGTCAGTCTCATTCGAGAAACACTGCAACGGTGACACCTGCGCATCAACCAACATGCTAAGCATGCCGTCAGGCAAGATGCGGAAGCAGTCCAACGGGTGTCGATGGATCGCCCAGGTCCAGGGAGCGATGAGACACAGAACGCCGCCGGGCCGCAGCACGCGAGCCATCTCCGTGACCATCTTCCACGGATGCGGTGAGTGCTCCAGGGCCTGGCCACTGATCACAATGTCGAAGTGGTTGTCCGGGAATGGGTAGTTATACGGCTGAACGACTTGATCCACGTTCGGACCAGCCGCCAGGTCGATACCGGTGTAGATGCAGCCCGGGAACAGCTTTCTGTAGGTGCCGTTGACGTCATAAGCACCAACATCCAGCACGGTCATACCTGGCCTGGCCCAAGTCTTGCTGAAGTTGGTCATCAAGTCATAGGAACTCTGGTGCATGACAATCTCCAAAAGGTTCAGTGATGCATCTACAACATCCAATGACCGCGCTGATCGTTGAGCAGCTGCTCCATGATCAGGATCATGTTAAATCCCTGGTGTCAGAAGCGTTCTCTAGCCTATTGATCACACAAAGAGATCAGGCCAGTGTTGGGTTGGACTCTCATTGAGGAAGTCCTCAATTTGCTGATTAGCAGTCATCATGCGTCTATGACTGTTACGTAGACGATTACCAAGACAGTAGGGGCAGGAGCCACCAGACCGACAGGTTCGATCGAAACGTTTGCTTCGATAGTACGGCTTGCGACGATCCTTGCGTTTCGGATAGTGGTTATCAAGACTCATCGGCAGGCCCTTCAATCGCCGCTTTGACTTCTGTGGCTAACACCTCCATGAGCTCACCGGCCTCATAGTGGTCGCCGGACCTGGGGTCGACGTTACCCATTTCACCGGGCTTTGGCTGATTGGCCACGCCGCTAGCGCCCTGTGCACCGCGACGACAGCGCCGAGGCGTACTGTCCAGACCAAGATTCTGTCTGCTGAACTCATACTTAACATCGCCGCAGGCGACGTCAAAGATGCCACAGGAGCAGAACTGAATCAAGTCGGCAAGCTCACCTTGGGTGGGGAGTCGCCCAGCCTCGCGCATATAAGTCTGCTCGATGGCCTTCATGGCACCGCCCATGATGTCAGCAGGTTGATCGCCGATGACACCATTTTGGCTCTTCCACCAGCCCATTTGTTGTCTCCTTTATGTAAAAGAAAGCCGGCGGGCGCTGCCGGCTATATGTCACTTCTTGATGACCTCAGCGAGCGAGCTGATGCCAGGCCCATTCCTTGGAGATCTTGACGCTCTCGACGCCGTCAGAGAAGCGCGGCAGATCCTCAATCTGCCAGAACTCCTTGCCGTCCGGGGACACGATGTCGCCCGGCACCATGTCGAACCAGATAATGACGCTCGGTCGAGCGTCAAGGCGGCCATCCCAACGATACAGCCGGGTGATGCTGCCACTCTGATTGAGCGGAGTAGTCGCCCAGGTCAGACCAAGACCGGTCAGAAGAGCACCGGTTGCGCAGATCACCTTCGCAAGAAACGTACGACGAATCATGTTTGTCCCTCCTTCAGGGCTAAGTGATGGACCGGCGGGCTATACCCGCCGGTCCTGACGTTACTTCTTGCTTCGTGGCTTACGTTTGTCGCCCTTCGAAGTGTTGCTGGTAGCATCGTTGGCCTCAGCTCGAAGGGCATCAGACATCTTCTTGGTGATTGGGTCGAGAGCGAAGATGCCCGGACCGTTTGGTCCTGTCGGTCCAGCTGCGCCTTGCGGTCCGGCGTAAGCAGCAACGGACTGAGTCATGACCTCACCAGCCTGTCTGGTGCTAGCCTTCAAATAGTTCAGCGTGTTCTGAGAGTGGATGCCGATGTCCTTAGCCTGGAGTTCGGCCGTCATGCTATCCATGTCAGCACCAAGGAACATGAACTCCCAGCGGTAGTTATCCCGCTGATGACTGACCTTGTTGATGATCTGATGCTTGCTGAAATGCTTACTGTCATTCTCCCGCCCGTCAGTCATAACAACGACGAGCACACGGTCTGGCCTATCATCATCACACAGGCTGGCAAGACGGCTGCCAACATCGTCAATGGTACGACCCATCGCATCATACAGTGCCGTCATACCATTAAGACGGTAGTTGTTGTAGTCGAGACGAGGAACTTTCTTGATCGGAGTGTCAGTAAAGGACTGCGTCAGCAAATTGCTATACATGCTGTGCGAGCTGAATTGAACAAGGCTCATGACACAATCATCCGGGTCCTTGCACCGTTCGTTGATGAACGTGTTGACCATCTCGATGGTTGCACCGTGGCAGCTCTTCATCGAATCGCTCTTGTCGAGAATCAGGGTGATGTGCGTGCAACGTCTCATTCGTGCGCTACCTTTCATGGAAAATGGGAGAACAATTAATCGCCCGCCGAGATGTGGACCGTGTACTCGCGTTTGCCGCCCGCGCGGAGGTGCTGACGGTAGGTCTCTACGTCATCGGGGAACTCTTCGGCCTTGATGTCACGGATTTCAAGGTCAGCATCCTCCTCAGTGTCGATCATGACCGGCGTCTCCGAAGGGTCGGCGCCGGCGGCCTTGACGACTTTCAAGACTTCTTGGACTTTGTCGTTCAACTGATCAAGATACATAGTGCTTTCTCCGAGTAGAAAATTACTGGCCGCACTTCCGGTCGACGTCCAATTGCTGCAGCACGTCCAGCAGCTCCTCGCGCTTCTTATCGATGGTCCAGAAAACGTGGTAATAGCAGAACATATCAAGCATATAGGCGGTCTGCTGCAGCCAGATATCAGGCTCAACGAAAAGGGCATAGTCGTGGAACTGCTGGTTGTTCTCATACCAGTCGAGAGCGTGCTTGCTGATATCGTGAATGGCTGTGCTGATACACAAGGCTAGACGCTCCGGCGCCGCACCATTCCGTATACTCGCCGCTAAACCAACGCTTGCAGACGGTCAGCAGGTCCAGTTCGATAGGAGAGCAAGGCATCTTGGCGACGGCTTGACTAGTCTCCACAGCAGTGGCTGCCGTAGCACCGAGAGTGGCAGTGAGAAACGAACGACGATCCATAGTCACCTCGCAATTAATGGTTCAGACTGCTCCGCTTCATCGACATATGGCTGTAGATAGTCTACCAGACGGATAGCGTCGTAGTCGACCCCTAAGATCTTCGCGGCCAGCTGTTTGGCCTCTTTGATCGAGTAGGAGGGATTGATGGTGTTGAACGACACGTTCAACTGGTTTGGCCCAACACCTCGACCAGGTCGCGTGCTGGTGACGTGGAACCGTTCAGGAGTCGGATCGTCCTTGTCTCTGACGATCGACGTCAGATGGAGCATCAGTTGCTCTGGAATAAAGTTCATGTTCAACTTCCTTTCGTGTGATGATTTGGCCGGTATCAGCCCGGAAGCACAACCCATGCCCCGGGCACTGGATGATACCGTCCTTATCTGGCTTGATCGTTGACAGGTCAAAGCCCCAATGCGGACACTTGCCACACTTCAGCTTGGCTTGTTGATACCTTGGCTCCAAGCGCTCTGGAGACCTATGATGGCCTGGCCAGGTTAGTCGATCGCGGTGGCAACGTAGCGGCCTATCGACAGGACCAAACTTAACTGAGTCCTTGATGATGACCAACAGGATGGCACTGGCGAGCATGTCGTCGACAGGTATCATACGGCATCGACTTCCATATGCAGTTACAGTGACACAGCGGATGTCCTCGTCACTGACGAAACGCCAGTCAATATGGTAATGCTCCTCGGGGAATCCAATGTTGGCGTCGTTATGCAGCTGTGGCCAGACCGGTACCCATGCCAGGCAGTTTAGGCTACGGTACATGCCACCGGTCAACTGCACATCATCAACCTTGATGCACGGCACGCGATAATTGCGGCCGATGACCAGTGGCTTCCCCAACTCAACTAGACGTGGCACCGCCATGATTATCACCATCGATCATTTTTGCGAGGCTTGAGTTGCGGTTTGCAAGCCACAGCCTTCTTCTTCTTTTCTGGCTTGAGGAGCTCTTTACACAATGCAACTGCGCAGTTGTAATCCTTCTCAATGCCAAAAGTCCGCTTGATGCTGACATCAATGCGTTCCAACATCTTCTTATCGTCAGATGTCAGCTTGCCTTTCTCCTTGAGCGTATGAGCATGCTCGACTATGTAACAAACGGATGCAGCAATCCTGGCGGACTTGTCCGAAGCGAGCTTACTACAGACGACGGTACCCAGGTTCAAGGCACCATTATCGATGATGGTATCAACAGCAGTATCCATACCGTTAACGCTATCAAGCTTCACCTGGAATAGCCCACCCTGTGGAATGCCACCAAGCTGATTGATGAAATGCTTGACGGCCTCGCGCGAACCAGGCGGCAGCTTCTCAACATCATCATTGGTGTGAACCACGTGCTTCAGCCCCTGCTGCTGTTCAATCTCCAACTCAACGAGCTTGTTCTCGATCATGTCAGCCATGACCTTGTCGTCCTCGGCAACAACCTCCAGCTCAACCTGTCGCTGAAGGTCGTTGCTGTACAGCAGCCGCCTGGCAATCTTGAGCGCCTTCTCCTGTTTATGTGCATACGGCATAGCTTCTTCCAGCGACAGGATCGCCTTGTCTGCCTGCGTTGTAACGGCTACATCATGCTCGCTATTCTCAGACATTTCAGTCTCCGAAAGATAAATAAAAACAGACGCACGATCAAAGCGATTGCCGTCCGAAGACAGCGATCCCGTGTGTGTTTGCACTGAGGAGCATGTGCTCCTATAGCGTGGTGCATTAAATAATGACGCTATTGTGCCTGGATTTTAGCCCACCGTTTATCGTGTTCATTCACCAACCCAAGCCAGTCACGCCTAATCGATTTAAGCCATTGAACCACGCTATCGATCTCATCCTGACGCATCCGAAACTCCAACTGTGTAGCACCCATCGATGAGGTGAGTGCAATACGTGTAGTTGCACTGCAAGTCAAGATTTGACTTAGCAGATAATCAAAGAAGACGGCGTTCTCGATAGCCGTACCTTTGCCAACCAATACAACGACGTAAGCTGCGTCCTTCTCCCAGGACCACGGCAGCACCATTGTTTTAGGTTGACTGCCCTGACATGAGTATAGGGTTGAGATCTCCGGGAAAGCTAGCAGCGCTTGCACAACAGGCACAATGAGGTTATCAACATGTGCTCTTACAGATATGACTGTTGTATCATGCTTCATCGTGTCCTCCACTATTAAACGAGTTTGTTACCCTATGAGCGAGCCATAGTTACGTTCGACAAACTCAGTGCCGCGCTGCAGCCACTCAGCCTGGTCGCCAACAGTGATAGAGTTCCACTCAATCACACGTTCCATGGCGTCGGCGCTGCCAACGACAGTAAATTCATGCAAGGCGTACAGTCGAATCATGTCATGACGAAATTTGATCCATCTATCTTGATTCTTCCTTGCTCTATCTTCAGCGATGGTGGTGTCGCGGCTGCGACTGTTTAGTAGTGTGCGACAGTATTTCAGGTTGGTATCCAGGTCGGTAACTTTCTTGGTCAGCAACTTGTTACGTTGATTCAACCAAGATAACTTACAGACAAGCCACACAACCAAAAATAACAGCAGCACAAACAAAAGTACAAGCAAGACTAGCCAGTTCATCATTGACCTCTCAGCCTTTTGGTTGGGCAGAACGTGTCGTGTAGGGCCTGAAGATTGTCGAGGACGGTACGATCGAAGTCAGTTCCATCAACAGGGTCTTCAACCAGATTAGTCAGGAAGTAATGCTGCAACGATTTGATGCGATTGGATCGCTGTTGCACAACGTCGGAACTTGTTGACAACTGCCGACGCTCACGGTCCATGAGCCACCTCTTCTTTGTGTTTGATGATGACCTCGATGCTGATACAGTACGCCATTACAGCCTTCTGATCGTAGTGGCGAATGGTGATGTCTATGATCCGGTCAATCTGTTTACGTGTGCAAGCAATCCGAACCGGAATGACACGCTCCTCGTGCAGCGCTTTGGTATTGGGCTCAACCCATTGACCACGGGCAGGCTTGAGAATGGTCAGGCCGCCTGTGATCTTGCGGACGAGCTTGTCCCATTCGCGATGGTGGCGTGTACGGACCGGCTTGCCACGCATTTTGCAGGGGACCAAGATCTCCCATAACACGATCTTCATCGTAGCACCTTTCCAACTCCATCACTGATCTTCCTCATAGGCCCTGATGCAGTTATCCCAGCCAGCATCAATATCCTCGACAGGTTTGATCAGGCTGTGTCTATGTTGTGATTGCAGGTGTAATTTGCACTCACACGCATTGAACACAGCTGCTACTCGGGCCATGGCCTTCGGTCGCTCTAGCGCAACCCGAACCTCGATCTTGTTGTGATAGCACTGATAGCAGATCTTCATGTTGCCACGAGTTAGCTCTGCTACACCGTTGAACAATAAAGACGCCGGTTCCAACTCACCGCTACACTTATCGCAGAGTTGGACCTGGGGGTGATTCATATAGTCATTGATGCTCATTGTTACTCCATTTGTTGTCGGAACAGCACGTCGTAAGCCTCCCAGGCTTCACAGACGGAGCAGTTCTCGGAGTTGCAGATATGACGGTCGCCGATCCACTGGGTTAGCCATACCTTGGTGCTATTGCGTAGCAGGTTACCATGGCACCGCAACGACCTAGTCAGGTCACTATTTTCCCGGGCCTTATCCGTCTTGGTGTCTATACCAATCAGGTTGAGGACTTCCGCCTTGATCACCTCCATGGTGACGCCGAAGTTCTTGAGCACCTGGGCAGCAATGCCTTCCGACTCGCTACACAAGCCCAGAAGCAGGTGCTCGGTGCTCACGTGGTTGTGGCCGAGGTCTCGGGCAGCTTGAATGGCTTGCTCAATGCAGCCCTTGATGCGAGGCGTCATGGGCAACTTGCCCATGGTCATAACGTCGGGGCCGGGGCCGAGGCCGGGCTGGACGATCTTGAGACACTCGGCGCGGCACTTAGCCAAGTCAAGACCCAGGCGACGTAGGACGTTAGTGGCGACGCCACTCGACTCCATGAGTAGACCAAGCAGCAGATGCTCGGTGCTGATGTACTCGTGGTTGAGACGCTGAGCCTGCAGGTTGGCCAGCTGCATGACCTTGCGGGCTCGGTCGGTGAACCGTTCGTACATATTCTTCTCCTTTTGAATGGGGTTGCCATCTATATCAACAATGCCAACGCCGATCTTGTAAAACCGTCTTGGCTTCAACGAGTCGTGGGTGTAGATGTCAGCCATCGCTAGATTCATCCTTGGGCTTCATACCGTGGTGAAGCATGATCAGATACCTCCTCCGTGGCGTTTGGATGGTTTGATCTCGATCAGACATTTCTTGTGCGCAGGATGCGTGGTCTGACCGCCCTGGAAGTGAACTTTGTTCGGCTTGATGGGCTGCTTGCACAGCCAACAGATGAGCTGCTTTTGATCGGCCATGTTAATCCTTCTTGGTGGTAGGCGGGGCTGACTTGACTGGAGCAGCCTCAGTCGGCTCCTGCACTCGCAGGTCGAGCCAGATGGCATCCCAGGTCGAGACGTGCTTGCCAGTGACGTTGTAGTAGGCATTCGCCTTGAATGATGCCTTGACGACGGTGAAGACGCCAGTGAAGAGCAGTACGCCGACAATCAGCAGGGCCAACCACCAGCTATCATTCTCGTGATCATTCCACATAACATTCCTCCTTTAGATAGACATTGTAAACGAAGAAGGCCAGCATCTTGTGATGCCAGCCTTCAGACCCGTCGGCGGGATTCGAACCCGCATCATGGAAGTTTAGAACCTCCTGCTCTACCAGTTGAGCTACGACAGGTAAACGGGTGAGGACGGAGTTGAACACGTCGACCTCTGCCCATGGCCTTGCGGCTGTAGCAGCGCTCTACCACTGAGCTACTCACCCAAAAGTGGTCGGGGTAGGACTTGAACCTACGACCTCTGCTGTGCACAGCAGTGCTCTATAATCTCAACTGAGCTACCCGACCTTACAGGCAGCGATCGGGGCAGGATTCGAACCTGCGACCTGCCTGCCTTACACCTATCGATGTCCGGCGTGGCATTGCTCTAGCCAACTGAGCTACCCGATCTTGTGGGCGGTGGAAGGACTTGAACCCTCTTCTCCTGACCCATATAGGGTCAGGCGTGGTAACCTACTCCACTACACCGCCTACGAGTTTCAACGCCGCCGACTAAACCGTCGACGGAATGGCTTCTTCTCCGTGCGATAGAGCTTGATGCCTATGAACAAGTCACGCTGACGGTGATTCAGGTTCTGGGTTGCCAAGGCTGTAGCACGACCACCCATATCATCCTCACGGAATACACGATGCTGCACGCCATTGTCATTGAGCTTGTTGCTCAACGCTATGAGCGCAGCTTCATCGGGCACAGTGAGGACAACGAGGTAAGGAGTGGGGATGCTGATGATCTCTCGACCAGCAGCAATACAGGCGTGACAGGCTTGGACAGCTTGGTGCTGCAAGGGGATGTCCTTACAGACGACAGCGTAGACATGCTCGATCGGTGTCTCGGTCACAGCAGTTTGCTCTTCGTGCATCTACAACATGATTGATCTCCTTCTGACATAAATGATACACAAAACAGATAACGAGTCAAGGCTTTTTCGATTCAACGGTCACGTAACGGTGGGCATTGTGCCGTTCCATATCCGTGAGAGAGGGGTGGCCATACTCGGGCTGCCAGCCCTCGTCGACAGACAGGACACGTCGTGGGCAGCCACAGGTTAGGACCTCAAAGACGCGGTCGTGTTCGATCGGTTTGGGCGCCATCCAGTTGTCCGTGATGTCAACGCGCTCATACTCACCGACCATCCGATGTATGACTCGGACGAGCACGGTATTGTCGCCAGCACGCTTGATGCAGACGTCCGGGTCCGTGTTGAAGACGACGTAGCGGCACGCCCACTCCGTTGAGTTCCACTGATCGCGTCTCGACTTGGTGACGCTAGTGGCGTCCAGGATGACGTTGTTGTGCCCCGCTGTGAAGAGCGAGCGGACCATAATTTTGGCAGTGGCCCACACTAACGGCTCAGCAGGTGCGAAAAAAGGCTGGCCATGTATGGCCAGCCTGATGCTGTCGGGGTTGACGATGGGTACGCCTTGCTGGCGCGCCCAAGTCGACTTGCCGGACTGAGGCAAGCCGACCGGGAGATACAGCGTCTTCATTGGTGTTCTCTCCTGGGTAATATAAGTTGCATATTAGTCCTCACGACTCTTATCAAGCGCATCACGGTCCTTTTTAAGGACCGTAAGTGCGTCGATAAGTTTCTGAACCGCCGACGGGTTATCGGTCGGACAGTTGCTCGTGCTGGTGTTATCACTGTGGTATCGACCGTTAAACTGAGCCACGATCCGCATCAGCTCCCAACGAGTCCAGGCGTCTTGATTGGTCTCGACCTTATCGAGTTTATTGCGGCGTTCCTCACGCTCATTCAGGTCATTCCTATCAGCTATTAGCTCGGGACCAACGACGAAGCGATTGAGGCCGTGTCGTTCCAGCACCTCAGTCTGTTTCCTCATGCTCGGCTCGCCAAAGGCTGGGAGGTTCAGCTGTGGTTGACCGTCGCTCGGTTTACACGTCATGTGATCCCACGCGGCCACCAACTTAGCTCGAAAGTCAGTCACGATCTCCTCAACCGTGCCAACATAGAAGTCATGTATGACGCGGACGTCTCGCTCATGCGGGTATACCGTTGGGTTGACCTTCTCGAACTCGTTCAGCTCAGCTGGCACCATGCGGATCCACACCGCACCTGGATCGGAGAATCGTTCCAAAACGCCATGACTCAGGTTGACTATGCAGCCACCGACAATACAGACAATACGATCGCGAGTGATGTCGGGCGCGTGCATTTCTATGTTGCCGTTCAATGTGATTTACTCCTGAGTAATCGCTGGAGACGACGTTGACGATGGGACATGCTGATGTCTCTTCACCTGCTCTCGCTTGACTTGATTCAATACTCCCTTGACAATGTCATAGCCCTTGGATTTCTCCGCCGGCTGAACAGGCACAGCAGACGCTTCGGGCAGTGGCGTGGTGTCAAACGGAGCAGGGTCAGATGCTGCTTGACTCACAGGGATCATGATTCCTCGGATGGAACTTAACGACATGATGGTGCGCTGGCCAGTTCTAACTGATCGAGCGTGATACCTTGGCTGTTGGCTATCATCAATATTCTCGATCACAACAAAGTCACTGGTGGTCTGGATGATGTCACCAATCTTCGGGTGTACATCATCGATGCGGATTGACCTCATGTCTTCTCCTTGTACCTCTCAACGGCTGTCACGCTTTGGGTTATCGTGCGCAACCTGGTCATCTGGATCATCATAGCCGCAGACATAGCCTGGCTGTTTGGACAGCTCGCGCTCCTCGTGATAAGCCTCGATGACTGCCCGCTGAATTGAGTCACGACAGGTGCTGTTGATCGGATGAGCGATATCGGCATGCAGCTTCGCACGCCCATCATCATCAATCGATGCCCGATCATCCTTCAGGTGCTCACCGCAGTTATTGCAGTAGTAAGCACGAAGGTGGTTCTTATAACCACAGTCAGGGCAACGATCAGTGAGCTTCCGACTTGGCATGGCCACGAACAGACCCTTCGTACCATCGATGACCTTCAGGTCACGGACCACGAAGCTGTCGTCCATGGTGATTGAACAGAACGACCGCAGGCGGCTGTCCGACTTGTCGTCAATGAGTTTGACACGGATTTCGGTGATCTTCATGTTTGGCCTCCTGCAGTAGATTTTTACTCAGAAGTCTTATATTTGCAAGGCTAAATCGCGACCTACGGCACCTTGCATCGAAGTAGATAGCCACCGGGGTTGAAGGTGAAGTGGAATTTCTCCCGACTCTTGTCGACGGTGAACTGGTCATTCGTCCGCAGAAACTCAGCGACAGCCTCTGCTGGACCTGGCACCTCGCCGGGACAAACAGGGTTGCCGATCTGCGTGTCCTCCACGATCAGGTAGTTGTTCAGCGTCACGAGCCGATGATAGCTGTGAATCTCTTTCAAGACGTGAGGATAGGTGTGGTTGGAGTCGAGGATGACCATCGTTGATTGAGAGTTCGTAGCGATGCCTTCGACTTCAGTGATAACGGCGGGATCGGTCGACGAGCCATGGATGTAATGAATCCGTGGATGCTGTGGCCTGGGCTTTTTCAGCACATCAATGGTGACAACCTTCCCATGACCAAGCAGGTCGAGGATTGAAGCGAGGAACAAAGCGCTGCCGCCATCAGCGGTGCCACACTCCACGATCAAATCCGGGCGTTTGTTGTAGATGATCTCCTGGTAGATCCACAAATCAAGCGGGTTCTTTTGAGCGGGAACACCCAGCCAGTTCGTGCGGAACCAGACATCCGATCCGTAGTACAGCTGGTGGAAGTCTCGAACGATGGGGTTCATGTTGCATCCTCAAGGATAAAAGAGAGTCACCACGAGTTGAGGTAGATCGCCGAGGCTTGCCGGCCTCGGCACTGGTTGGTGATAAACCGTTGCACCCAATAATGACACCTTTCGGGGCTATTTTTTAGCCAACAGAAGGGGCCACCCGAAGGTAGCCCCAGAGTAGCTTGGTAAGGTAAAGCGGCTTTACTTTAGGCCGCCACCGACCTTGAAACCAGTGGTCGGGACACGGATTTCGGTGATCTTCATGTTTGGCCTCCTGCAGTAGATTTTTACTCAGAAGTCTTATATTTGCAAGGCTAAAAAGCAGGCTATTACAAAGGATGGACACGAGACGCCGCAACGTCTCAATGAAGAGATAAATCTCTTCAAGATATAATGACGCATTCCAGCAGCAATTTTACTGCTTTTTAACAAACAGACAGGGCCACCCGAAGGTGGCCCTGAAGTGGCTTGGTAGGTGAAATGGCATTACTTTGCTCGGCCGCCAACTTAGAAGCCGGGAGCAGGTTGCGATGGGATGCCAAACGACTTGGTTGGTGGAGCTGACGCTGCAGGTGCTGGCCTTGTAGCCTGAATGTTTGTCATGTTGGGTATCGGTGCTTGTGGCAGCTGTGGCGGCGCTGGCCTCTGACCCGCTTGCGGAGCAGGTGCCGCACCCTGCATGCCAAACGACTTGGCTGGCGGAGGAGTCGGAGCCGGTGCCGCACCCTGCATGCCAAACGACTTGGCTGGCGACGGAGCAGGTGCCACACCTTGACCTCGCTTGACAAATCGCATACCAGCTTGCTTCTCAGCCGTCTCCATGCTGAAGGCCAGGACATCCAGAAGATTGTTGCTCATAATTGAAGCAGCGGGCTTCACTTGTTCTTCTTCCTTCTTCTTACCACCGCCAAAGAGGGCCTTACCGCCACGGTAGAGACCGTAAGCAACTGGTAGAGCTGCCGCTGCAGTAAGCGTGGTGCGTGGATTTCTACTAGCCATCTGACCAAAGCGATTGATGCCCTGGCCAACTTGACCTCTGACCTTATTTAGATCAGATGGCATCTCGCCAATCGCCTTATCGACACCTCTGTTGTAATGGGCTTGTACGAGTTGTTTCATCCTAGGTTTTTTGCTAAAACTTTCAGCAGCGGCAACAGGGTCAGTTAGGCCACTTCGTGCCATATACCTTTTAGCCATCGGAGCGAGGTTAACCATTGCGTTAGCTGTACCGGCGAGCTGCGCTGCGTC